TGAAGGGCATCACGCTGCCGACCTCGGTGGGCGGCTGGCTCGATCTGAGAGGTTGCGACCTGAAGGGCATCACGCTGCCGACCTCGGTGGGCGGCTCGCTCGATCTGAGCGGTTGCGACCTGAAGGGCATCACGCTGCCGACCTCGGTGGGCGGCTGGCTCGATCTGAGCGGTTGCGACCTGAAGGACATCACGCTGCCGACCTCGGTGGGCGGCTCGCTCGATCTGAGCGGTTGCGACCTGAAGGACATCACGCTGCCGACCTCGGTGGGCGGCTCGCTCGATCTGAGCGGTTGCGACCTGAAGGACATCACGCTGCCTGACAATCTTAAAAACAAAGTAATTCGATGACTCCCATCCTACCCATGACTATCACGCCCGCCGACAGCGGCTACGACATGGTGCGCCTCGTCGTCATCGTTGCCGTCCTGACTTCATCTGCATGGGCATGGCTCTTGAACGACGAGCGCGCCGCGCATGAGCGCCAGCTTGCCGAGGCCGTCGGCGCACCGCTCAAACTCTCACAGCCACGGATGCTGACTATCGAGTACGGCAGCGGGGCGAAGGTGAGGATCGCCATCAAGGAAGTCACGCCATGACTGCCCCGAACCATCGTTACTGGTACGACCAAGGCCGCTCCGATCAGCGCCGCCGGGACTGGCCGGTGATCGCTGCCTGCCTGCTGGCGATTGCCATCATCGTTTTCGTGGGGGGCAAATCATGACTTGGCTGACGCTCGAAGGCACGCGTAACGGACGCGATTTTTTCGCCGCCACCATTGAGCTCCCGCGCACGCCCGATCCCTATGAGGCCAAGCGCGAGGCGGCGATACAGACGCTGGGAGAGCGATACGTGCTCGACCGCGCCCGCTACGTCACGCGAGGCGACTACTCGCAGCACGAGTCGCACGGCGCGGACGTGGCGCAAACGTTCGAACGGGTCCGCGAGCGAACCAAGCCGACAACATTGATAATTCATCAGGAGGCAAAAGCATGATCGTGAAAATGGTAAGCGAAACTGACGACGCCACGGCCCTGGAATGGCTCATCATGATGTTCGCGAAGCGGGCAGCATGACCATTACCGAACCCCGCTATTTTCATCTCATGCCGCCCGGCGAATGGAAGCGCCTGTGCGCAGAGGGTACGACTTGGCGCGGGCTTCAGCACATGGGCTACGCGCAACCTGACTGGTGCTCGTATCCCGATGCGCTGGACGGGTTGATGGGTTGCTGGTCGCTGATTTACCAGAGGGTGACGGGCGAAGAATATTGCAAGGACTGCGATCTCTACAAACCAAAGGACACGCCATGACCAACGAATCGGAATCCAGCGTCTGCCCTCATTGCGGATTGAAAATTGGCGAAGGCTATGCCGGAATTCCCTTGTGCCGACAACCGTGGGTAGGTTCATCAGAAGCAATACTGACTTTACCAAATTGCATTCTGCAAAGGTCCAAAGGTTCCAGCGCCGGAGTGCCTGATAACCGCGAGGCTCAGGTCGGTACCGTTACCGGAGGCACACTCCCCGCTGGACCCCGCTCCGGTTGCGAAGTGGCCGACATGCTCGCCGGGCATCCACCGCTGGTCAAACGAGAAGCGGGCATGATCTATCTTGATTTGACTGGGGCTAATCACCGTATCAAATCTTTGGAGCGCGAACTCTCCGCCACCCGCGCCAGCGAGGCGATGTATATCGCGCGGGCACGAAAGGCAGAGAGCGAGCTTGCCGACGCAACAGCCAAATGTGTCCATGCGCATGACGCTCTTAACGCCGAACGCGGGCGCGCGGGAGAAGTGGATCGAGCCCTTGATCACGAACGGCAAATAAATGCTGCATCAGCGCGCAATCTTACTACGCTCGCACATCAGCTTGCCACCGAGCGCAAGGCGCTGGACGATATTATGCACGCTTCCGCGCAGATGTTAGAGCGGACACGGGAACGGTGCAAAGATGCTTTGTCGGAACTCTATGTTGATGCCTCAAAAGCAACGATTGAACAGGTTAATTCAACCATCAACGCCCTCCAACCCGAAGCGCCCGAGCAGGGCGGGGAGAAATGAGATGACAGATGCCGATTTCCGACCCTGCCCACAGTGCCCGGATGGCTACGTGTGGAACAGCGATGGGTCGACAGGGAAAACGTGCCAACTATGCAAGGGGTATGCGGTCGTCAATCCAGACGGCTCGCCATTGACCAAGGAACAACAGGAGGGAAAGCCATGACCACCGACCACACCGCTGACTTCATGCAGCAAATGGAAGTGAAGTTTGGTCCACTTCCACCTGTCACGCGACAAATGCTTGAGTTTTCATTTCAGCAAGGACTCGCCCAATCCGCCCAGCCGGTGGCGTGGATGGTGAAATCTAGCTATGGCAACGATGAAATCGAGCAACACTTGTTCGACAACGAAGAGGAAGCGCGCGCGGATATTGCTGGCAACGGCGGCATTCTCATTCCCCTCTACTCCACCCCACCCGACAGCCTCGCCGTCGCGCAGGCGCTTAAGCAAGCTGAGCAAGAATGTTACAGAGAGCGCGACAAAGCCGATGCTGGCGAATGGCAAGATGCAAGCGGCTCAGCGTGGGCCTTGGGATTTGGTTTTGCCTGCAATTTGCTCGGCAAGCGAATCCGTGCCCTTATCCCATCCGATCTAGTGGCCGAAGCACTACCGACCGCGCAGGCGCTGGAGAAGGCCGAATCGCCCGAGCAGGACGAAAAAGCATGAACCGCAAACAACGCGATCAGAATCGTGCCAATGCATGGAGAGTTGTGAACAATGCGATTATCTGTCCTGAGTGCGGCGGACGTGGCGCGCACTGGGACGGCTTGCCGGTCACGTTGCAGCACATCATCGACAAAACTCAGCCCAGAGGATTTTGGATATGTGCAAAAGTGCCCGAGCAGGGCGGGGAGGATGGAAAATGAGCGAATATGTTCACCTGATTGGAGCAGAACAAGTGCAATCTGCTGCCGTATCTATGCGCGGCGCAGCGGAAGAAATGCGCCAAGCCGCCATGACAATCGATGGCGCACTCGAGCGCCATAGGCTGTTCATGGATGATTGGTTGCAGAAACTCGAGCAGGTACTTTCGGAGCGAATACCGTGCCACTGCTCAGTGTGCGGGCACCAGGAGAGACTAGAGTATGACTAACACTCCCAACCGCACAGACGACAAAGCCGGTCAGCCGGTGGCGTATGGGGTGCAATCAAATGACGATGGTTCCCTCTCGACTAAGATTGCGCCGACAGGCTACATGATGTTTGGCAAACTCATGGAGGATCTGAAAAACGATCCATGGGTGACAGCCGGGAGAGCATCAATCGTTCCACTCTACTCCACCCAACGCGAATCCCTCGCCGTCGCGCAGGCGCTGGAGCGGGCGCGTATCGCCATGTGTGCAAAATGTCGTGATGGAGATATACCGGAGTTTCAGCCAGACCCCATACCTACATGGTGGCATGACGCAGTAGAATGCTGCGCGGCGCCCATCCTGCGTCTTATCCCCGTCGACCTCGCAACCGAGGCGCGGAGGCAGAAGGAGGATGCGGCAAGGTATTGCGCCATCCGCAGAATGCTGCACTGGTTCAAGCAGTATTTTTCTACCCCGGAGGAAGTTGACGCTGAAGTTGACGCCGCCCGGAAGCAGGCGACATGAGCCTGAATGTAACTCCAATAGACTTTGCCGAAGCAAATGCTTTTGTGGCTACGCATCACCGTCACCATAAGCAAATGCCTGGGTGCAAATTCAGTATTGCCGTATCAGATGCCGAAGGCAAAGTGCGCGGAGTTGCGATGATTGGAAGGCCGGTCGCAAGAAACTCAGATAACGGCTATACACTCGAAGTGAATCGGGTTTGTACGGATGGCGCTAGGAATGCCTGCTCGATGCTTTACGGGGCTGCTTGGCGAGCGGCAAAGGCCCTCGGATACCGCAGACTTATCACCTACACCCTGCCGATCGAAGGAGGGGCAAGTCTCCGAGCGGCAGGATGGAAATTGATAGGCGAACGGGGCGGCGGTAACTGGAATGTACCGAGCCGACCGAGAATCGACACAAATGAACTACTGCAAGGACAAAAATTGTTGTGGGAAGCGCCGTGAGCCTGAATGCCCTACTTGACATGGGCCGGGAAAGAATAGCCTTTATGCAGCAAGACTCTTGGAGAAAAGGGGAGCTGGGACTTGAGGCTTTATGTCCCCGTCCAAACGTAGCTGCGAAGCCGAAGGCGAAGAAGCGAAGAGTGTCGAGAGTCTATCACCGATTTTGCGGTGTTTTCGGCAATTTCGTTCCCTGCACAATTAGTGGGGGTGTGCGGAGGGTTCAGCTACTACATGTTGTGGATGAAAAGTTCTTGACAACTACCTGTTGAGTAACGGGTATCTACCGGCATATTTCCCGATCTGCCAGCACCACGGCTTGGCAAGCCTGTAATTGCACAGTCACTTCGTCGGCGCGGCGGCAGGCGGAGGATGCAGCACTGCTCGATTGGATGGAAGCCAATCCAGGGGAGGCATTTGAGGCAATTGAAAATGCAGGATACAGTTGCGAAAACTGGACCGCGCCCAATTTTAGGGCGGCGATCACCAGGGCGATGAAGGAAGGGTGATGACATGAGTGAACTAGAACTAACCGCAAACGGCGACGCCAAGGTCGAGGTCAAAGACTTGATCGGTCAAGCCCTCGACTTCTGGGTGTGCCTGTGCCTGGGGCAACGCGGGGTCGATATTATGGCGCTGCCGGCCCCCACGGCCTATTCCTCGGACTGGAACATGGGCGGACCGCTCATCCAAGCGCAGAACATCGCCGTCACCCCGATGCCGCCGGCGATGATCGAATGGGCCGGGATCTGGCCGAGACCAGCGAAGGCGAGTAAGCTGATCCTGCCGCAATCGGTGCAGAATGGTCCGGCTCGAGTCGGGATGCACGGGCCGACCCCGCTGATTGCGGCGATGCGGGCGTTTGTGGCGGGAGTAGCGGGGGCCGGTATCTTGCTGCCGGAGCACTACCACGAGGTCTACAAGCGCGAACTTGAGGCAGCGAACCAGCCAAGGACAGTGCAATGATTACCGCGGCTAGAATTAAAGTGTCCGCAAATCGAAGAATAGTAACTGCTGGCACTGTCTTTCGAAGACTGAGTGTTATCTCAGAAGTTGAACAGCGCGGTGGTCGGCGGTACTTTCGTTGTCTCTGTGAATGTGGAAAAACAACAATAGTCTCGTTGTCAAATCTCGTTGTCAAAAATGGCGTTGGCTCGTGTGGTTGTCTGCGCCGTTTGCCTTTTATTCACGGCATGGGACACACCAAAATATACAAGATATGGAGCGCGATGGTACGAAGATGTTCATCACCACGCGATGCTGGGTTCAAAAACTATGGCGCTCGCGGTATTGTGGTCTGTGAGAGATGGATGACTTTCGAGCGGTTCTATTCAGACATGGGCAACAGACCAGATGGTCTAACGCTCGAACGACGCGACAATGAAGGCCCATATTCGCCAGATAATTGCTATTGGGCGACGAGAAGCATTCAAGCGCGGAACACGCGGCTTACTCTACAATTGACTGTTGGCGGCATCACAAAACCACTTGTCACTTGGGCTGAAGAGGCTGGATTGAACATCAATACAGTGCGAAGTAGGGTACGCGAACTTGGGTGGACTCCTGAGCAAGCGTTGGCTGAACCAGCAAGAGGGAAATGATGCTTATTACACCGCAACAGTTAAAAAATATTTGCCCCCATGTCAGAGAGCCAGATATGTGGTCGGATGCGTTGTCTGCAGCAGCAGAGGAATTTATGATCAACACGCCGCGACGACTGTCCGGGTGGATTGGTCAAATGGCCCACGAGAGCGCAGAATTTAACGTGGTGGTGGAGAACTTGAACTACGGCGCTGCCGGGCTTCTCGCCACATTCCGCCGGCACTTCACCGAACAAGAGGCGCAATCCTATGCACATCATCCCGAACGAATCGCCAGCCGGGCCTATGCCAACCGACTCGGTAATGGCGATGAAGCATCGGGCGACGGCTGGCGCTTCCGTGGCCGTGGACCTATTCAGGCTACTGGCCGCGATCTGCACGAGCTGCTTTGCGCTGACCTGGGCATTGACTGCGTGGCACATCCTGAACTTCTCGAACTGCCTGAACACGGCGCTCGGGCTGCGGGGCATTTCTGGAAGGTCAACGGGTTCAATCGAAAAGCCGACCTGATGCAGTTCAATCTCATCACCAAAGGTGTAAACGGTATGTACCGCTGGAACCGCGAGGGGGATCTGGACCGCGCCGGGTACTACGAGGTTGCCTGCGACGTGTTGGGTGTGATTGATGGGAGTCAGGCCGCATGATGATCCGCATCATCCAAGTGCCGGGCTGGAGTCGGACGAAAAAGCTGATGATGGCATGCCACAATATTGCTGTGGTGGAGCTTCCGTAATGGAAACCCTACATATCTATGCTCAAGGGATGTGGCACGAAGAAGCCTACATCATGGGCACACCGTATGCGCTCGGGTGCCTGCGCGCAGCGATAGATGCTGCTATTGCGATTGGGAAAGGTAATGCGGAATTGTTTGTGAACGATGGTGAGGGGTACACGGTTCACGTTCTAGCGGCGAGCGATTCTGTGATGCAAGAAATGGCGGTCCCATACACGGATAAAATGGCGGCAGCGGAACCAAATGAGAGTGGACCGTGGAAATTATTGTGAGGCCGGAAACAATGACCCGTCCGCCCTACGCCACCCGCACCATACGTTAAAGCCGTGGAACTGCCGTGAAGCAAGAGCACACATTCCAAGTCACGACCGAGCAGCAGCGCCTGGAGCCGGAACGTATGGCGTGCCAGCGCGGGGCCGAGGTCGGCGACAGGCTGCGTGCTGCTGTGCTGGCGCGGCATGAAGTGGAGGTGGAGGTGGTGTGAAGCGTGAGCCATTATTCAAAACGGAAGCCGCGATGTGTGCCGCGTTTATTTCGTGGCTGTCCAGTTACCCGGAGTTTACACCCTTCGCAGAGACTGCGGGATGGGATATCCTGCTTGTTCACGCCGATGGTACGCAGATTGGCGTACAGGCCAAGCTCAGATTCAACATGGCGGTACTGAAACAGACCGTGGAGCGCGATCATGGATGGCAAGATATTGGCCCGGATTATCGCGCTGTTCTCGTCCCGGAAGATTATGACAACCGAGATATTTGCGATGCTCTTGGTCTGACATTAATCCTGCCGTGGAAACATTGGAACGGGACCGTTGAATTTAAACCGGATTTTAATGATCATTCCTACCAGCGATGGCATTTCTGTAACCCGGAGAAGCGCCACGAGCTACCGGCTTATGTTCCAGACGTGCCGGCGGGTGTGCCGAGTCCATCGACACTATCAAAATGGAAAATAGGGGCCTTGGAGATTTGTGCCTTCATTGAATTGCGGGGATATGTTACCCGGCAAGATTTCCGACGTGCTGGAATAGATCATCGTCGTTGGGTCCAGGAATGGCTTGATGCCGTACCAGGAAATCCAGGTGCCTGGCGTTGGCGAGTCGGCGCTCATGAATTTTCAGCGAATCATCCTGTTGTGTATCCACAAATATTGGCGAAAGTCGGCGAGAGAATCGCCGAGGCCGGCGAGGCGCTGCGGTCGGCGGTGCGGGAGGGGGTGAAATGATTCACATCATTCAGGGCGATGCGCCAACCAAGATCAAGGTTGAGAGAAGAAGGCGCATATCCAAATGACGGTGCGCATTATCGTCGGGGATGCCTTGACCGAGCTTACGAAGCTGCCGAGCGAGAGCGTGCATTGCATCCTTAGTAGCCCTCCTTACTGGCGCCAGAGGGATTACGCCATGCCAGGTCAGATTGGCCTCGAGTCGACGCCAGAGGAATACATTGATCGTTTGACCTCCGTGTTTTCGGAGTGCAGGCGCGTCCTGCGGGCCGATGGCACGGCCTGGGTGAATCTTGGCGACAAGTGGGCCTCCGGTGGTAACGGTGGCGGTGGCGGTGGCAGCTTCATGGAGCAGCGTAGCGAGGCATGGGCGCACGTGAAGGCGAACAAAGGCTGGCGCTCGCCGCCGACCGGCTACAAGGACAAGGATCTGGTCGGCGTGCCATGGATGCTGGCCTTTGCTATGCGGGCCGAAGGCTGGTATCTCCGACAGTGCAACATTTGGGCGAAGCCGAACTGTATGCCGGAGTCAGTCACAGACCGCTCGACGGCCTCGCACGAGTACGTGTTCCACTTCTCGAAGCAGAACGACTACTGGTACGACGCGGACGCCGCCAGGACGCCACCAGCGCCATCCAGTGAGACGCGCCTAGCCCAGAACGTCAACGCCCAGGACGGCAGCGCAAGGGCCAACGGTGGGGGCAAAACGAACGGGCCGATGCGTGCGGTACAGCGCACGGACAAGCAAGCTGGCCACGGCCGGAAAGCGGCTGGCTTCAATGCGCGATGGGACGCGAAAGAAGCGTCTGCTAAGGTCGCCGCCGGTAATGCGAGGACCACGGCCGCATCAGCTCCGGGCATTGACGGCAGCAAGCACCAAGACTACGGCGGCGCTAACCTGCGCTCGGTGTGGTGGATAAGCCCGGCGCAGTACCGCGAAGGGCACTACGCCGTCATGCCGAACGCGCTGGCTGAAATCTGCATCACAGCTGGGTGTCCGATTGGTGGCACGGTTTTGGACCCATTCGGCGGCGCCGGCACCACCGGCCTGGTCGCCGACCGGTTGCAGCGCAGCGCCATCCTGATAGAACTCAACTCGGAGTACGCCAACATGGCCCGGGCCCGGGTGACGGCTGACGGTCCGCTATTCGCGGAAGTCGCATGACGACAGGAGGTAAATAATGGGTGCCCTACTCCGTTTCCTGCCCGGCCTCGGGCCAGCCGTCACGGCACTGCTCAATCCCTGGATCTTGCTTGCCGCCATAGCCGTAATTGCCGGCGCCTTCCTAGCCGGTATGCACGAACAGACCATCCGCTTCGAGGCTGCAGCCAAGACTGCCCAGGACGACGCGATCGAGACTGCCGTGAAGTTCCAAGCCGACCAACGTGCCCAAAACACAGCTCTATCCAATTCCCTCAACCGAGAAAGGACCGACCGTGAAAATGATCACCGCACTTTCAAGAGCAAGCTCGCCGCGGCAGCCGCAAAGTCGCTCACAGAGGTCCACTGCCCTGCCGGGAATACTCCGCAAAGACCAGGCGGCAAGGCGTCTCCCTGGCCGGCTGCGGCGCCAGTGGTGGATGGTGGCAGTTGCCGTATCTCTACTGACGGCGTGCGCCTCTGGAACACAGGGCTTGCCCTCAGCCTTAACCTCGCCGACCGTGGACAGTTCGCTCATGCAGCGGACGCCGGGGCCGGTCCCGTTGAAATCTCTGACGCCATCGCCAACGTCGGGGCAAACGCTGCCATCCTCGGGGAATGCCGGGACCGGGAGCTTGGGTGGCAAGTGAAGGCGTGCACAAATAAATGGTGGACTGGCGAACCGTGCGCGGAGCGACTGAGGGAGTTTGAAGGGCGGAAGTAGACCATGCCGATCAAACCGGAGAATGCTGCGCGTTATCCGACCGACTGGAAAGCTATCCGGCAGGAGGTGCTTGAGCGTGCCGGGCATCGGTGCGAGCAATGCGGCGTGCCGAATCACTGGCACCGAAACAATCTTACTGGTGATGTGTTCGAGGATGAACAGCTAGCGCGAGATTGCTTGCACGTTACCTACATCGTTCTTACCGTGGCGCACTTGAATCACCAGCCGGAGGACTGCGGCGAGCCGGGCAACCGTCCGAACCTTGCCGCATGGTGTCAGCGCTGCCATCTTGCCTACGACCACGAGCACCACATGCGCAACGCACACCAGACGCGGCGCGGGCGCAAGGCAAGCGGGGATCTGTTCGCATGACTTACAGAAATCGCCGCCTGCTTGACGTTGCCCATGACGCTCCCTGCATGCTCCTGCTCGGTGCGCCTGGATGCGGAAATTATCTGTCTGTGCCATGCCATAGCGACGCGCTTCGCCACGGTCGCGGAGTAGGGCACAAGTCTGGAGATGAATTCGCCGTGCCTGGGTGCCCGGCATGTCATGCAATCTTCACCCGTAAGGATCTTGGGCGAGAGCAATATTCTGTGTCTTGGCTGGCGGCACATGAACGCTACCTGACGTGGCTGTTTGAAACTGGACGACTGACTGTTAACCACGTGCACTTCTATCCTAGACCTTGACCGGCTGAACTTCAAGCCGTTTCATCGCGCGATAAATTGTGCTGACCGCAACGCCATGCTTCAAGGCCGCTTTCAAGATTGCATCCTTGCCGCCCTTGCGCGCCATTTTGACGGCTTTCTCTGTGGCGCTGGATTGGCGCCCGCTCATTGCGGCCCGCAACTATAGGTTGGGCCGCCCTTGATCTGCACTATCCAGCCGGAGACGGGCAGGCGGATAAGCAGCGCCGAGTTGTCGGCGGTAGTCAGCCAGAAGGTGCGGTCCGCATCGAAGCGCACGCGGGTAGTCCCAACCGTCAGTGTCAGGTCGGTGCGTCCAACTTTCTCCATCATGGCGTCGAAGTCAGGGCCGCTCCGCTCCCAGGTGGTCAGGTAGGGGACGAAGCGATGCAAGGTCCCCGTGGTTTGGGTATCGACGCGTACAGCCTGGTAGCAGGTAATCGCCTGCGGTGTCGGCGGTGCATTCAGTGCCGCCAATAAGGCGGTAGCCAGCAGTGTTTGATTCATACCTTTTCTCCTTCGGTTGTCCAACTCCATGCGGCCCACGACCGTGAGCCGCCTTCTTTCTGGATCCGGTCCGGCCGGTAGCCGATCCGGTGCAATTCCGCGAGCGTGCAGGGGTGATTCTGGCGATTGTCGAGGATGCGCGGGCCGTCCTCGGTCTGCGCGACTAGGACGGCGTGATACTCGCCGGTTTCGACGTAGCAGCAAGCCAGCCTCAATGTGTGTGCAGGCCATCCGAGATCTGCGAGATAGTTCAGTTTGGCGAGCGCGAAATCCTCGCAGTCATTACCTAATCCATCCGCGCGGTCCCAAAAGTCTGGTTGGTTGTACCGTTCCGCGTCGCTTTCGTATGGCAGAGCGTTGATATCGTCGTTGACGTGCTGCAGGTCAGTGTGGTTGGGATAGGTCATTGACCGCCTCCGCATTCGACACGGCTTGGGTAGGTCTGGCAGTAGATCACGAAACCGGCCGGGGCCGAGACCTCGGTCCCTGTCACCGACCTCACGACTGGCGGCGCGCACCCTTGCAGCGACACGAGCACCAGGACGCAGATGATCGACGTGACGATCCAGTGTGGATCGCCAACAAAATCCAGGAGCGTGCGCAACGGCTCACGAATGAGTTTCATGCTTGACCTCCTTCGCTTCAGGATCATCGGCCCCGCCAACCTCGTAGACGGTGCCGCGATGATCTTTTGCAAATGCTACCGCAAACTGGCGTGTATCGGTGATGCCGCCGGTAAAGGTGCCGTCGGGCCAGAGGATGCCGAAGCGGGTCATTCCGGCGCCTTGACCCCATCGCGCTCGAATGCCTCGCCGATGTCCACGAACAGTTTGCCCAGGTACTCGCAGCAGTCGCCACCATCTACCGGCTGATCTGGATCGTTGAACCCCATTGCGATCAAGTCGGCAAATATGGACTCGAAGAGGGCGAGGCGGTTTTTTGATGTGGCCCGACCGGCTTTGCGTTTCGCCCGGTCGCGTTTCTGGAAAGCTTTGACTTCGGCGAGCGGGTCGGCTCCAATGCACTCAAGCACTTTGAAACCCTCGGCACTCAATCCTGTAGCCTTGTCGTAGCGTTTCGCTTTCACGTCAACCTCGGCGCGCGTTGGAAAATAAACAGGTAGGCGAGCGCGAACGGCCAGCCTGCCGCTTTCAGTTCGACCGCGATGGTCGCGGGTGTTTTGTCTCTCATCGGTGTCTCCTTTGTCTGCGGGAAATCCGCATTCGCAAGCGTCCTTCGGCGCTTGAGAATGGAATCAACCCTTGGCGCGGGCGATGGCGGCGCTTGCCTTTATGGCGGCTAGCATCAGTAAATCACGCGGCGCAGGAGAATCCTGAGCTTCAAGAAAATCTTCCAACGCTGCGAGCAGATCATCGGTCGCCGCGCAAATTTTGATTGCCTCTATCGCAGTTGCGTCGAAGCTATTTTTTTCCAGGGCAGCGAGTGCTATTTCAAAGCTGGTCATTTGAATCTCCAGTTGGTGAGTTCCCGCGCGAGCAGGGGTGGGGGAATCAATTGCTGTCGTCGTGGTCGTACATGCCGGTTTGCGTCGCCGCATCCCGGTAGAATTCGCCGCCGGTGCGTAGTTCGGCGCGCCAGGCAAGTTGGGCAGATTCGAGCGTGAGGAATTCTTCTGCTTCCAGGGCGATGCCGTCGTAGCAAATGCCCCAGGTCGTGCCATCCTTGTGGATTCCGCGTTTCATGGTTCATCTCCAGTGGTTGATCGGGGTACAACTGAACTATGGATCATGCTTCGCAACATGCCAAGAACTATTTTGGATGTCTTTTTCTCGACAGTGGGTGTTGACAATTCGACAGGGCAGGTTTAGGATTCGCTCATCGCGTCTGGCCGGCGCGGATCGTAACTAGGGAGCCCCTGCAGCCGACACTGCAGGCGGCGCCCGCCCTTGTCGGAGGTGCCATGCAATACCCACAATCTCCCTTTTCGACCATTCAGGACAGAACTAAGCCTGCAAAGTCACTCCGCGGGCGCATGTCGTGAACAGCCAACGACGCAGCAAGAAGGCTACCCGGCGCCATAACCCAGCGCGGCAACCCGGCTCGCACGGCCGGCAACGCATCGAGAACACGCCATAAACGCACCGAACGTCCGGGACTGATCCGGCGCGGGGCGATAAGGCCCCGAGGAAAGCGATAAACGGGACCGTGCAGAAATGCACCCGCGCCAAAGCGGGTAAGGTGTTCCGTTGTCATCCGAGGCCGGAGCGCTGGCCGGGTGCCCAAGGATCGCCGGCCGAACCGTGAGCATCCGTAATCATCCGTGCGCAGATCAACACGGATTACCCTCGGGTTCCATCCGCGAATCGGAAGCCGCGAAGCCTTGAGAGTGTGGCTGTAGGTCTTGACTCAGGAGGGGCTTGCTCAGGTGGTAGTTCAGGGCTATGCTCACCTTGTCGGAAATTCGACACCACGTTCGACGCGGACTGAATCCACCTTCGACCCATGCCAAGCCTCGACAATTTGAAGCACGAAACAATCGCCCGCCGATTGGCCGCAGGTGACAATCAGACCAAAGCACTGATTGCAGCAGGGTATTCGGCCAAGTCGGCATCACAAACGGCGGTCGGAGTGCTTAAGAAGAACCCTGCCATACGCCAAAGGTGCGAGGAGATACGCGCCGCCACCAGGGCCATGGAAGAGCGTTTCAATGCCTCCCGCGAGGGCAAAAAAGAGATCACCAGGGCCTACGTTCGAGGTACGCTGCAAGAGGTCGCCGAGCGCTGCATGCAACACGATCCGGTGCTCGTGAAAGGGATCCCAACCGGCGAGTATCAGTTCGACGCGGCCGGCGCAACTCGAGCTGTGGAGCTACTCGGGCGCGACCTGGGCATGTTCGTCGAGCGCAAAGAGATCGGTACGCCTGGCGCCTTCGCCTCGATCGAGGAGCGCCGCGAGGCCGAGCGGCTGCTTAAGCTGAAGATGGTCAAGTTGGGCATGGCGAGGCCGATGCGCCTCGTCGGGTCGTCGTCGGCTGCGACTGTTGAGAATTCGACACCTGTTGACTGTCAATATTCCGACACTAAGACTACTGTCGAGATTCCGACACCAGAGATCGAAGCCCCGGATCAAACCGGGGATTCCGAGCCCGAAGCGCCCTCGACGCTGGCCGAGCGCGACCTCGCGCCGCTGCCGCCGGGGATCCTGGAACCGATCAAAGGCCAGCCAGATCCGGCGAGCGTTGAACGGCTGAAGCCCGCACCAGTCGTGGCAACCCAAGCTGTCCAAGCAGTGCAGAAGGTCCCAGGCTGGGGCCGAAAGCCATACGAGCCGCCCGTACCGCGGCCTCCGCTCGGTCCGGATCCGGGCCCAGGCCCCGAGCGCGGCGCCTGGCGTGCCGAGATGCGCCGGCGAGCGAACCTCGATGTGCGCGACGGCACGCCGAACACCTGCGATCGGCACGGTCATCCGCTCAAGGATAAGCCGTGAGAGCCTGCCGCGGCTGCCACATCTCGATCAAGTTCGGAAGCGGAACCGAGAGTGGATGGCATCCAAACGAACCAAGGAGGCATGATGATCTATGCGATTCAGGCCGGCGACGGCGGGCCGATTAAGTTTGGTGTGGCCGAGAACCCGGCGGGCAGACTTCGTGAACTCCAGACTGGAAACCCGGAGCGGTTGCGGTTGCTGACCTCGGCACCAGTTGCTGGCGACAAGGAATGCTTGATCCACCACCACCTACGCGATGAGCGAATGGCTGGAGAATGGTTCAGGCCAACGACCAAGGCATGGAATGTTGTGTGGGCACTCGAACGTCAGGCGTTCTACACGCAGGACCACGAGCTTGCAAACCACATCTATGACGCAGAACCAGAGTCGATGGATTGGTTCGCAAAGCGGTTCGACCTGCGTTGACCTCTGGCCGATCGCCCCTTCAGCAGAGGCCGAAGAGGCGAGACCCCTCCCCGGGGTACCCCCTCACCTACCCCCAGGCCGGCCCCGGGAGGCGGAAAAGAGGGCGGCAGAGGAGGCTCCAGAATTCATTCCCCCTCACCCGACTTTCCCTCTTTTCCCAATTTATTTTTTTCTCCTGTCGAGATTTCAACACTTGTCTTAATCCGTGACAGGTACTACATTGTGGTATGTTTTGAGACTATCGTGCAGTTCTTAAAAGTGAAAAAACGGTGAAGTTTTGGTGAGGAAATCGTGAAGTTATCGTGAATCGCAGATGACGCTGACAACAATCGCCGTGAATCATGGACATCGTGAGCAGTGGCAGGGTGCACGCGCAGTTACTGACCGAGGGCTTCTCCTTGCCTGATGAACTGCTCGAGTTGGAGTGCGCCTACATCGAGGCGGCGCTCTATCTTTCCGGTGGTGTGGTCTCGCGTGCTGCGCGGTCCCTCGGAGTTGGGCGCCCGGCGCTGTACGCGAAGATGAAGCGTTTGGAGAAATGGAAGACGAAGAGGGGTGGAAAAAAATTTCTATTTTTTCGGGAGAATTGAGTGGCTCTTGCGATTGACCTGTTCTGCGGCCTTGGCGGCTGGACCGAGGGTCTGCTTGCCGAGGGTTGGGACGTGATCGGCTTCGACATTGAGCGCCACAACTACGGGACTGGCGGATACCCGGCGCAGCTTGTACTTCAGGATGTGCTTACCCTGCACGGAAGGCAGTTTAAGGATGCGGCGCTGATCGTCGCAAGTCCGCCCTGCCAGGAGTTTAGCTACATGGCTATGCCGTGGTCAAAAGCGAAGGCGCAGCGCACCGCGATATTGGCCGATCCTGCCGAGCGCAAGCGTCTTACCGCCCTGTTCGACGCCTGCTTTCGGATTCAGCGCGAGGCAATCGAAGCTGCGGGCCACTTCATCCCGCTGGTAGTAGAGAATGTGCGCGGCGCAAATAAATGGGTGGGTCGGTCACGTTGGAACTACGGATCGTTTCATCTTTGGGGCGACGTGCCGGCGCTGATGCCGATGACAAAATCAATCAAGAACAACGGCGGATCATGGTTTGCCATTGCCAACAACACGACAAGCGGGCATAGTAAGAATCCAGTCCTCGCGCTTGCAGGCCAGAAGGTTCCCGGCTTCCGCTTCGGTAGCGGGAAGTCGTTTCAGACGGCGAGCGTTGAAGGCACAAAAACGATAGGCCACGCGAACATCCGCGACGGCCATTCGCACACGCGGCACCTGACGAATCAGGCGAAAAGCGATGGTGTGAAACAAGGTGGCGATTGGTTCAATGCAGAGCAACCATCTCTTTCGCGTATGACGAGCAGCAAGAGCAACGCCCGCAAAGCCGCCTCTGCCGCAATTGCCAAAATTCCGTTCGCGCTTGCCCGCCATATCGCCAGAGCGTGGAAGCCGGAGGCGGCATGAGCGCCTTCGAAACGCTTGAGCGCACCGGGTGCGATGGGTCGAAGGTACAGGCCCTTGCACGGCGCGTTGCGCAGATTGACCGCAGATGTACGACCTTTGAGATCACCCGCGCCGAGCGCGACGACCTCCTCCGCGACGCCATGGACATGACCCAGCTCGAGCGCGATGCCTGCACGCTGGAAGAACTGCGGGCCTTGGACGAAGCCGCAGCCTTGATTGCCAAAGTCCTGAAGTTGGCGTAACGTGACATTTTTGGAGGCACCATGGCTAACGAACTGACCCTATCTGGCCTGCGGATTCAGTTTGCGAAGGCAAACGTTCCGAGCGTGGATTTTTCCCCACCCTCGCTCTCGGTGACGGTGACCGGGACCGCGAACATGGACAACACGCAGATCGTCGGCTTTGCGGCCGAGGAAGCGATTCTGCTTGGGGACTGCACGACCGGGGGCTACTGGTATGTCCAGAACATGGACGCCACGAACTTCGTGAGTCTGAGAGCCGCCACCGGGGCCGCCGACATGATCAAACTCCTGGCCGGTGAGTGGGCGGTATTCAGGTGCCCGGCCACGGCACCCTATGCGATTGCCGACACCGCGGCGGTGAAGGTCCGTTTCGTGCGATTCGCGCTGTGATGGACAGCGAAAAACTCAAAGCCAAATACCAGGTGGTCGAGACTTTCACCGACCGCGTGCTCGACCGGCTGGCGCTCGGGCCGTTTTCCGCTGCTGTCGCGGCCGCCGTCTTGCTCGGCGCAATCGCGTTTGGGATCTGGGTTTCGCGGTGAAGTTTTCGGCTTGACAAGCGCCAGCCATTAGGATGAAATGCTTGCGCGGGATGGTTGCTGGTAGCCCAGAGGGTCCCATAAGCCCTCGACCGCGAGTTCGATTCTCGCTCCCGCAACCAAGAATAAAACAGCCGCTCGTCGGCTATACCGCGCGGGGCCGGCGAGGGTTGCCAGAACCCTCGCCGGCCCCGCAAACACCATGACAGGGATGGGGCTCGTTAAGCCCCTTCACTTTTAATGGATGAAACCAACCTCGAGGAAATGTCGGTCGAGGAATTCCGTGAACTCCAAGCCGAAGCCGACCGCATAGAATTCTCCCAGGCGAAAGAAAACTTCGCCGTCTACTGCGGTCTCCACATCCCGGCAGAGGTCGAAAAAGACGACATGCCGAGGCTGCATGAATTGAGCCTGCCGGCGCGGTACATTCCGGCGACGCATCACCAGTTGATTTGCAAGTTGTTGCAGGCGCTGGAAGAGGGCGAGCTGCATGGGAGGAAGTTCAGGAACCTGATTATTCAGGCGCCGCCTGGTAGTGCGAAAGCGCTTGCGCTCGATACGCCGATTCCAACGCCATCGGGCTGGCGCAGAATGGGCGACATGCAGATCGGAGATTGCGTATTCGATGAGCAAGGAAAGGTGTGCCGCGTGACATGGGTCAGCCCAATCTTCAAGGACAGGCCGGTCTACAAGGTGCTCACTGACTGCGGAGACGAAATCATCGCCGACCATGACCACGAGTGGCGTGCGCGACTTGATAGAAGGCACGGCGCATTCCGAGATCACGAGACACACATCATCGCTCGACGGCGTAACAAACGGGCCATGGTAGAGCACGCGAAGGCTCTTGACCTACCAGACGCAAATCTTCCAATCGACCCCTACCTGCTTGGGATGTGGCTCGGAAACGGTAACAGCGCAGGACTTCGCATTACTTGCCATCAAGATGATGTTAGCTGGGTGCGCGACGAGCTTGGTCGTCTTGGATATAAGACATCCGATTCATCGTCGCCTTTGAATTTTGGAGTGCTCGGCGTTCGCCATCTCTTCGTGCAACTCGGTCTAGTCAATGATCCTGCACACAAGACCTATGGGAAAAAATACATCCCCAAGATTTACATGCGCGGATCAATAAGGCAACGGCTCGCACTGGTTCAAGGGCTCATTGATTCGGATGGAACGGTTAGCAACAAGCAAGGATCTGCGACGTTCTGCAACACCAACGAATGGCTGGCATTGCAGTTCAGAGAACTGGTGCGCTCGCTCGGCGTCAAGGCTGGATGGTCGGTGTCAAAGGCAATGCTCTATGGCGTCCAACATGGTATGGCCTATCACGTTTCCTTCTACATGAAGGAGGCCGCGCGCTCTCCACGAAAGAGCGCAAACGCGAGAGATCAGTACCGAACTCCAAACACGTATATCTCAGCGGAGCCATGCGGGACTGCGGATACGATCTGCATCGAAGTTGATTCACCATCTCATCTCTATCTATGTGGCGAGTCAATGACTCCTACGCACAACAGCACCTACTGTTCGCATTTATTTCCATCGTGGTATCTCGGCAAACATCCAGCATTTAATGTGATTCAGGGATCACAGACGGATGATCTTGCCCATCGCTTTGGACGTAGAGCGAGAAACACGTTTGCAAGTGAACTGCATCACAAGGTCTTCAATGTTGGCGTCGCGTCAGATTCGCGCGCAGCAGGTTCTTGGGAAACAGAGAAAGGTGGCGAATACTTTGCCACTGGCGTTCAACCTTTTGCCGGAAGACGCGCGGAACTCCTTTGTATCGACGACGCCATCCGGGGACAAGAGGATGCGGATTCGCAAAATGTTCTGGACAAGATTTGGAACTGGTATGTTCATGATGCCTGGCCTCGCCTGAAACCGCACGGAAAACAGGTCATCGTTTCAACAAGATGGTCAGAGGGGGACATCATCGGCCGCATCATCCCCAAAACCTTCGCCGGCAAAACCGGATGGGTCAAGGGCAAAGACGGCGAGATGTGGTACGTCCTCTGTTTGAAAGCCGTGATCGAGACCGAAGAGGACGCCGCCAACGATCCGCTCGGGCGCAAGGTGGACGAGATCCTGTGGCCGGAATGGTTCACCCGCGAGATGATGGACACCGCCAAGGTCAAGGCCGGGATCAGAGGCTGGGCCGGGCAGTACCAGCAGATGCCAAGACCCGAAGGCGGAGCCATTCTGCTCTCGAACTGGTGGCGCGAATGGAAACAGGAACTGCCGAAAGTCGAGTACGTCATCCAGGTCTACGATACGGCTTTCGAGGAAGGCGAGGAAAACTCCTACTCGGCTCGAACAACCTGGGGAATCTTTTCTCACACAGATACCCTGCAAAAGAAGGATGGTCTCAACGTCGAGCGGACACGATACTGCTGCATCCTGCTTGAGGCGTGGCGCTCCAAGTGTGAATTCACCGAACTGCGGGATGAGGCGAAACGGGGATACAAGCGATACCGGCCGGACCGGGTGCTGATCGAGAAGCGGGCCAGCGGCCATTCACTTTTGCAAGAACTCCGCCGCGCCGGACTCCCGGTACGCCCGGCAAATCCGAAGTGGATGGGGCGCTCCAAGCGTGCCCGTGCCTACGCCGCTCAGACCGTGCTCGAGGACGGCTGCGTCTTCTACCCCTGCAAGTTCAGGGAAGGGACGTGGACGCCTTACTCGTGGGCGCTGCCGGTGGTCGACGAGGTCGCCGGCTACCCGGATGGAGAATTCACCGATTACGCCGACACTGCCATCCACGCCTGGCTCTGGCTGCGCCAGCACTGGCACCTGAAGCTGACCGACGAGGACGAGGACAAGCCGGTGGAGAAACGACGCATCCAGATGTTTGGGTAGGTGGCGGAAGGCTGAAGAATCGAACTCCGAACCCTGCTTAGGTGTCCCCCTGGTTTTCGACTAAATCGTTTTGCGTGTTTCAGTTCTGATGGCGTGACAGTTGGCGCATACCACGTCACATTTTGCAATCTCAGCATGTAGGACGGCGATGTTTTTGATCTTGGCTGTGGCGCTGCCGATAGCGAGGTTCTTCTTGCCACGAACATGATCGAACTGCATCGCGCAGGTAGGATACTCAATGCCGCAATCGGCGCATGGCCTTGCTTTTGCCAACCCGATCACACGCCTGATCTCGGCGCGACGCTCGCGCGTATAGATCGTCATATACGCCCGCTGTTTCTTTTGGTCCGAGTATGGCAAGATAGTTGAATACTAACATGGAACGGACCGTTCCAGCGGAGCCTTCCGTTGATGGTGGCGGAAGGTGCAGGACTTGAACCTGCGCGGCCCTACTGAGGTGCCGACTTCATCTTAGCAGGATGATGCATTACCGGGCTCTGCCAACCTTCCGATGATTAGGAAGATCGACTTGATCGGGCGAACCGTATGGGAGTCGGACCCATCTTGACAGGTTGAAAGCCTGTTGGCCTCACCGGAAGCCGAACGGTTCCGGTGGTCTCTCGTGTAAGCGCGGTTTTCATGGTGTAAAAAGTATATCAGGTTTTGGTGCGCCCGGAAGGATTCGAACCCTCGACCCGTGAGGTAGAAGCTCACTGCTCTTGATCCACTGAGCTACGGGCGCTTGGCCCGCCGAGTAGGATTCGAACCCACAACCTCCGCGTTCGAAGCGCGGCGCTCTTGTCCGTTGAGCTATCGGCGGCAGAATTATCTGCGCCGACGCCTGAGTTGGTGCTGCTGGCAGGGAATCGAACCCGCGACCGCTTGCTTACGAGGCAAGTGCTCTACCGCCTGAGCTACAGCAGCGATGCGCGTTCGTGTTGTGGTTTCCATGACCGGCATGATACATGAATGTTGGCGACGCAGAAGGGATTCGAACCCTCATCGTACGGATAGACAATCCGTTGCATTGCCTGTCTGCCACTGCGCCAATTGGCTCCTGGGGTAGGACTCGAACCCACGACCCGCTCCTTAACAGGGAGCCGCACTACCTGCTGTGCTACCCAGGAATTCTGGTGGAGATGATCGGAATCGAACCGACGCGCTTCCGGTTGCAGGCCGGATGCTCTCCCTGCTGAGCTACATCCCCGAAATTCTGGAGCGGTCTGCGAGGATCGAACTCGCGCTGCCGGCTTGGAAGGCCGTTACACGCCAACGTGGAGACCGCGTCGGCGGCATTGTACTTCAAAAGTGTGGTACCCCGGAAAGGATTCGAACCTTCAATAGCCTCGTTCTAAGCGAGGAGACTTTGCCATTTTGTCCACCGGGGCGTTATTTGGTGATGAGTGATGGAGTCGAACCACCTATGCCGAGCATGCTTGAGGGTTACAGCCTCACCGATTGCCGTTCTCGCAACTCACCTTGGTGGGCCTGCTGGGACTCGAACCCAGAACATCTTCACGCTTGGCTATGACAGTTTGGGCAAAGGAATCGAAGATTCTTCTTCCTATCGTCCAACCTATTCCTATTACGATGATCCACATCCAATACCAGAGGCTTACCTTTCCATTCTGGCCCCAACCCACACTGCTCACATAGATGGGGGACCCCACTCTCAATCAAAGCCCTTCGCAAATACGCCGCACCTTGTCTGTCACCAACATCACGTTTAACTAAAATACTTGCCGCTGTTCTCCTTGGCTGTTTCTTTCCTTTGTTCCATGCTCTACCTGTGAAATGACTGGTGTCTACCCCAGCCCTCTGCATCCTTCTTCGTATGTGCCCATGGCTACCCCCAGGGAGCAATATACCCAAAAATCTCAACACCCCTGTGATGGAGGTTGAATTCTCTGCGGCTTCATGAAGTTGATCATCTGAATAGCGTGGCATTCGCTATTCTAACACGAAATTACAGAGAGGCAAGCGCGACTGCCAATTGCGCCACAGGCCCAGCGTTTAGCTGAGTCGGTATCGCAATCGTAAAGGCGCTTGGGGGTGACTGGTGAGAGTCGAACTCACGATAAGGGAGTCACAATCCCTTGGCTTGGCCGCTTGCTGACAGCCACCCCGAAACGTCCTTCGTCCGGTGCGAAGTGGGCGGCAATGTCGGGATTTGCGGGGGCGGCTGGACTCGAACCAGCGACCAACGATGTCAAAGACCGTTGCTCTACCAACTGAGCTACGCCCCTTGATCGTCTGTCGTTTTAGGTTGGTCAGAGCGGAAAGATTCGAACTTTCGACAACCGGCTTCCAAAACCGGGACTCTACCCCTGAGCTACGCTCTGAGATAACGGGTCGCGGTCGTGGAGAATTGGAATCCATGCGCGAGTAAATCACAAATCAGGCCGTACCGCAACCTGCCCCTTGCGTCGAGAATTCGACAGGAGTACGCTTGTCGGGTTTTCGACAGGAGGTCAAATGACAACACCTCAATACAAGCGTGACCAAGCGCTGTCCAGGATGAAACAAATAGTGGGCCCCGCGCTAAGACCGAGCACCACATCAGGTATCACGTCACGTAGTGACCTTGTTCCTCGCACCAAAATCAATATGTCGCCGCAATCACTCCCCGCACCGACAGTGAGCGCACAGCGAGTGGAGAAATCCATGCCTCCTGGCCGTCCTGGCGTATTCCGAGTGGAGAAATCCACACAGCCAAATCCGGGCCCTGGTCCGAGTAATCCCGCTTTGCAAAGGCAAATGGTTGACAGGGCGAGACAGATAACGGCTAAAGCTCCTATGCCTCCTAGCCGTCCTGTACCCGTGGCACCGGACGTGCAAATCAGACCACCGAGCCCCGGCCGAGGTGTGGTGAGCAAGCTCAAGCGGTAACGATCACCGTTTCAGGAGAGGGCATGAACGGAAACGGACCTCACCCGTTCGATCCGAGCCACGAACGCACACCCGGGGCAATCCCGGCGGGAGCTATTGTTGACCTCACGATGCCGATGCCCCAAGGCGACGAGGCGCGCATCACGCAGTCGGGCGAGGATGTCATCGTCGATTTCGCCCCGGACAAGCAGGACCTTCCGTTCAACGCCGAGGACGCCAAGGAACATGGCGCCAACCTCGCGCGCTTCATCACCGACACCGAAAAAGCTCGCATCGCCCAGGACGTGATCCGATGGGTTGATGCCGACGTTGAGGCCCGCCAACCGTGGGTAGACAAACTTGCCGATGGCTTGGTCCTCCTGGGGGTGGTCAAGGACGCCTCGGACCTGGGTCCGCTTGGAGCTGCCGAGAAAGTCACCCACCCGCTGCTCGCCGAAGCGGCGATTCAGTACCAGTCGCGCGCCATCACCGAACTGTTCCCCTCCGGCGGGCCGGCAAAATGGGAAGTGCTCGGGGATGTGACCGAGGAGAAGGAAGACTCAGCCGACCGGCTGGCGAACTTCCTCAATTTCACCCTCACGATTCAAGACAAGTCCTACTACAACGAATTCGACCGCATGCTATTCGTGCAGTCCTACGAGGGCAGTCAGTTCAAGAAGATTTCCTACGATCCGCTAGTCGGAACTCCGGTTTCTCGCTGGGTGCGGGGACAGCACTTTATTGTGCCCTACGGCGCGGCAAGCCTTCAGTCGGCCCCGCGCTACACCCACGAGCAGAAGATCGAGCACAACGACGTTCTGAAGCTACAAGACATCGGCTTCTACACCGACGATGTTCTGGGTGAACCAACAGGGACCGCACCGAGCGATTACAACACCATCAAGGAAAAGAAAGACGAAGCCGAGGGCATGACGCCTTCCATCCTGCTCGGAGAAATGCAGCCGCACATCTTCCTGGAGATGCACGCCAACTGGGATCTGGCAGGATTCGAGCACGTCAACGACAAGAAGAAGAAAACCGGGATAGCACTCCCCTACATCGCCCACGTCGAGCGCGACAGCCAGAAGCTCCTTGGGCTGTACCGAAACTGGAAGGAAGATGATTCACTGCAAAGAAAACGGGTCTGGTTCGTCCACTACCCATTTATCCCGGGCGACGGCTTCTACTCCTACGGCTACGTGCACCTGGCCTCGGGAATCGCCAGAGCCTCGACCTTCGCCCTCCGTGTTCTCCTGATGGGGTCCGCTTTTGCCTCGATGGCCGGCGGGTTCAAGACGAAGAGCGCGCGCACCACGGGAAATATCACCCTTCAGGCCGGCGTGTTTCAGGACACCGACATGGAGTTCGAAGAACTGTCGAAGATGTTCTACTCGCCGAACTTCAAGGAACCCAGTCAGGCCCTGTTTCAGACCTTGGGGCTGCTCGTTGAGGGCGGCCAAAGGCTTTTCTCTACGCAGGACGCTATGGTTGGGGACGCCTCGAACACCGGACCCGTAGGAACCACGGTCGCTTTGATCGAGGAAGGCAAGAAGGTCTTTTCCGCAGTGCACAAGCGGGGGCACGCGGCTCTCGGGGAAGAACTCCAGATCCTCCGCGACGTGTGGAAGGAATACATCCCGGAAGGCGGATACCCCTACGACATCCCGGGCGAGTCCAGGGAAGTCATGGCCGAGGACTTCGCCGACTACGCCAACATCGTTCCGGTCTCGGACCCGAACATCTTCAGCTCGACGCAGCGAATCGCCCTGGCGCAGTCAGTAGGGCAGATGGCGATCGCAAACCCCGCCATGGACCGCCGGGAAGCCGACAGCATGATGCTGAGAGCCCTTCGCATACCGCAGGAGCAAATCAACCAGCTCCTGCCGGACCCCAAGGACATCAAGCGGGCGGACCCGGTCACGGAAAACGCCCTCATCATGGCCGGCCGTCCGGTAAAGGTTTTCGTCGATCAGGATCACGGCTCCCATTACCAAGTCCACCAGACTCAGCTCCAGGCCATGCAGGCCCAAGCCCCTCAGAACCCGCTCATCGCAGAACGCATTCCAGTCCTGATGGCCCATGTTGCGGAGCACCAAGCCTACGGGGAAAGGCTTGGAATGATGAAAATGCTCGGAATCGAGCTGCCGCCGATGGACTTGGACGCCGACGAGCAGGAAATGCCGGGCATTCCGCCCGAACTGGACGCCATGATTTCCCAAAGAGCCGCGATTGCAGTCTCCAAGATGCCGCGGCCACCCCAACCACAGGATCTGGCGGCCCAGGCCGACGACCTGAAGAAGCGCGAGGACGCGCTGGCCGCCGAGCAGGAGAAGCTCGCCAAGGCCCGCGAAGGTATAGCCGGGGAGCAGAACAACCTCATCACGCTGCGCGCTCAGGCTGAGAAAGAGTCGATGCGGGCGAAGTACGAGCAGGATCTGGCCGACAAGGATGCCGAGATCCGGGCCCTGAAGCTCCAAGGCGACATCGAAAAGCGAGTGAACACCGCCGTCGACCGGGTTGAAAAAGCTCTCACCGACATGAAGAACGCCGCGCTGAAGGCGTCCGAAGCGTCATCCTCTCAAGGAGCGGCTTCCAAATGAATACCGTCACGACCTACGCTTTGCCGAAGCTCCTTGCGATCGCGGTGGCTGCCGCGCTCAACCGCGAATTGCCGCGCATCGTAGTCCTGGTCAAGCACCTGAGCGAGCGAGGCAGGGTCATGGAAGAACAGCTTGGCTCGGTTTCGATTCCGTACTTCAACGCCATGATGGCAGAGGCTGCGCATGCTCGCCGATAAACAGGTCAAGGACATCGGCTTCAAGATTGCCGACTTGGAGAAGATGATTCTCTCCGGCACCTTGGAGCCCGAGAAGTACAAGGCCAAGTGTGCCGAGCGCAGGGCGTATCTGGATGCCATCGAGATCATCAAGACCATTTCCGGCGACGAGGAGGACGACAAGTGAGCGTGAGCGCACGAGAAAAGAATCAGGCAATCGAGGTACTGGACGATGTGCTGAAGACCATGGACGACCCGAACTTGGGCATGAAAGTGCAGGACGATCCCTACTATGGCGTCGATTACGAGGAAGACCTGTACGACGCCTTCGATCAGACGGTGCCGCCCGGCGCCCCGCATCCCTCGATCTGGCGCATCCTGGTCGCGCCGTGCATTCCGAGGACGATGAGCAAAGGCGGGATCGAACTGCCTCACGCGGTCCGCGAGGCCGAGGAGCACCTGAACTATTTGGGGCGCGTCGTGCACATCGGTCCGCTCGCCGGCCGCTCGCCGAAGTTTCACATCATCACCAACCGCTTGCTCTACTGGCTCACCGCAGGCGCTTTCGGCTGGGTATCGGCCTGGGACTACAAGGTCGGCGACCTGATTCTATTCGGACGCTACAACGGACAGAAGATTTTCTTCAAGGGGGCAAGACTCGTCATGATGAATGACGACGAAGTCATCGGCCGCGCCGATTCGCCCAAGGGATTCAAGATTTACGCCGCAGGATAACCCGCAAGGAGATCACCATGATGAACCGAAGCCAGATGAAGAAGGAAATGCAGGGCGGGAAGAAAACGAAAGGCGGTGCCGGATCGGGCGGCCCGCTGTGCAAACCCGGCCACGCGGCCAAGAATGTGAACGTGCACAAGAAGATGGCAATGGGCGCTAAAGGCAGCAAGTAGGTCCGAAACAAACACGCCCTCGGGCGGAGAAAGGAGAAGCATGGCAACGAAAACAGACGTGATTGACGAATTGATGCCGGACCCGGAAGAAGCTGGCGGCACGCAGGACGATCTTGAAATCGAGATCGCCGAGGGGGACGAAGGCGGCGGAGTCCGAGTCCCGGACGAGGAAGGTGCCGAGGCCGGCGCCGAAGACGAGGGGGCCCGGCTCGCCGAGGAAGAAGGCGAGGAACTGAGCGCCGAGGACAAGAAGTATTCGAAGAACGTCCAGGACCGCATCAAGCGCGAGCAGCGCCTGAGACGCAGGCAGGTCGAAACCGAACGCCAGGCCCGGGAAGCCTCTGACGCGCGCGCGGTCGAGGCCAATGCGCGCGCCGCCGAGGCCGAAAGGCAGACCGTCGAGGCCCGGCTTCTCACCACCAGCGTGATGGTGCGCAGTTTGAAGTCGGAAATCGGTTCCTTGACCGAGAAAATCACCGTGGCCAAGGAAGGCGGCAAGACCGAGGACGAGGTCAAGCTTCAACAGCAATTGAACGACGCCCAAGCCAACCTTCGGGAAGCGGAAACCAATCACGGCAGGCTCGAGGAGATCAAGAAAAACCCTCCAAAATCAGTCCCGGCGGCCGAAAACCCGTATTCGAGGGACTGGCTTGGCGGAAATAACTGGTTCAACGACCCGGAATTCAGCGGTGACGCAGCCAAAGCGCGTGAAATCGACGCCAAAATGATGAAGGAGGGGAAATTCAGCCCTCGGACAGCCGAATACTTCAAGGAATTGGACAAGCGGCTCCACGACGAGCTGCCGAGGCTGCGGACCAAGGTCAAAACGGCTGGATTGATCGCGACATTCGCCGGCGCAAAGCCCCAGCCTGACACGCGGCGCGGTGACGCCAGACCATCCGCGGCCCTGCCGGCGCAACCACGCCAATCCAGTGCTGAGGCGCCAAAATCCAAGACCAAAGTCGTGCTCACCGCCGCGGATCTGGAGAACATGCGCAATTTCAAGATGGATCCGACCAATCCGAAACACCTGCAGCGGTACGCGCGGGAAAAAATTGCCCAAGGAGACTGACATGGTAAAAACGACAAGTGCCGAACGCTCGGTGCACGCTTCCAGAGAGGAAGAAATGCGCGAGGAAACCGTCCATGACGAGGAAGAGGTTGTCTGGGAGCAGAATCTTGCCTTACAGGCCCCGGCGCCGAGGAAAGGCTTCCGCCAGCGCTTCATCCGGGTCATGCTCCAAGGCAAGGACGATCATACGAACATCTCCAAGAAGCTGCGTGACGGCTGGAAGCCAAGGGAAGTCGCCACTTTGCCCAAAAACTATGACGTCCCAATCATCGAATCCGGGAGGTTCAGCGGTTTCATCGGCATCCAAGGTGGAGTCCTGATGGAAATGCCGGAAAAACGCGCGCAAGCCAGAGAGAAGTTCTACGCCAAATTGACGCGCGGTCGGACCCAGGCTTTGGACTCCCAACTGCAGCAGGTCGGACGGGTAGCCGGGGGTCGTGGGTTCGGCCCGATCGAGGCGGACAAGAAATCCGTCCCGGTGCGTGAAGTAAGGGTTGCCCCGGACGAGGAATAATAAGTTGACTTTCTGGTTTTTGTAGCCGATAGTACTAATACTGTCGAGATTCCGACACATCACCGCGGCCGGGTGGCGCGCGGGCGGACCTTCGGGTCACGCGCAGCACGAGTCTAGCCGGAACTTCCGGTCAGTCTGCGCTCAATCTTTGAGCAACGCAGTTCTGAAATCGGAGGTTTGCAATGGCAAACGCTGATGCCTATATGGGCTTCCAGCCCATGGGGCACGTCTACAACTCTCGAATCTCCACCAGGAAGTTCGAGATTGCTTCCGGCTACGCGGTGAATATTTTCACCGGCGACACCGTAGTCCTCACCACCGGCAAGCTCGCTATCGGAGCGGTCAATTCCGCTGTACTGCTCGGCGTCTTCGCCGGCTGTCAGTTTCTCGATGCTTCCGGTGTTCCCGGGGCACGTTTCTCCCCCTACTGGCCTGCCAGCACGGTAACAACCGGCGCGGTAGCGGCCATCGCTCATGTCTGGTGCGATCCCGGCATCATCTATCGCTGCCAAAGCGATACGACCACGGCCTACGTCGATGCCACGCACCTGATGACCTACGCCGACTGCATCCTGACGCACGCTGGTTCGACCCTGACCGGGATCTCCGGCATGGAGTTGGATCTGGCCGCGGAAAGCGATGCGCAATTCCAAGTCCTCGGTCTGATCGACGAGCCCGGTAACGCCGTGGGCGTGAATGCGAAGCTTGCTGTTCGCCTTCGCAAATCCATGTTTGCAACCAATTAGGAGGCGATCATGGCAATGAATCGTGCACAATTCAAGAAACAACTCCAAGACGGACTCAACTCGGTCTTCGGACTCGAGTACGACCGGCACCCGGAGCGGTGGCGTCACTACATGGATGTCGAAACCGAGAGCCAGAAGTCCTACGTCGAGGACGTGATGCTCGCCGGGTTCGGCGCCGCCCAAGTCAAGCAGGAAGGGGCCGGGGTTTCCTACGACACGACTTCGGAAACCTACACGGCACGGTACATCTTCGAGACGATCGCCCTTGCCTTTGCGATTACCGAGGAAGCCGAGGAAGACAACCTGTACGGCTCCATCGGCGCCCGTCTCTCCAAAGCCCTCGCCCGGTCCATGCAGCACACCAAGGCCGTGCGGAACGCGGACATCATCAACAACGGGTTCAATGTTTCATACCCCGGTGGTGATGCAGTCGCTCTTTTCAGCGTCTCGCACCCGGTCAAGATGGGCGGGGTCCAGGCCAACAGACCGGCTACCGGCACCGACCTCATGGAGTCCTCGCTCGAGGACATGCTGATCCTGATCGGCACCGCTCTGGACGACCGCGGCATCCCCGTCGCGCTCTCCCCGGTCCGCCTGGGTATCCCGGTGCAGTTGAAGTTCGTCGCCCAACGAGTGCTCTACTCGAACCTGCAGTCCGACTCGGCCGAGAACAACGTCAACGCCGTGAAAGACATGGGCATCCTCCAAGGCGGCTTCGTCGCCGACGAGCGCTTCACCGACCCGGATGTCTGGTTCATCAAAACCGACTGCCCGGATGGCTTGAAGCATATCGTGCGGAAGGCGGTGATGAAGAGGGTCGAGGGCGATTTTGAGACGGGCAACATGCGTTACAAAGCACGTGAAAGATTTATCCAAGGATGGTCGGATTGGCGGGGAGCCTATGGATCTCCGGGGATTTAGGTAGCGGATTTATAAAGGAAAACTTAATTCTTGACCTTCTACTGAAACTGGTATATCCTTGGATATATCAGCGTAAGTAGGGGGCCAAGATGAGAGTTTGCAGCATAGAAGGATGCGGCAGGGAGCACTACGGTAAAGACTACTGCCGTCGTCATTATAAGTGGTACGTCGAGTACGGCCACACTGAGGCTCAGAACACGAGATGCGAGATCTGCAGCACCGAACTGACCGGGAAAAGGATCGGAAGACGATTCTGCGGACTCTCGTGCCAAATGAAGTGGCATCGGCAGTCCGGGTGCTATACGCCGGAGCGGGTCAAAGCGTCGCGCGGTATATGCAAGATCGATGGTTGCGACAATCCAGTAAAGGCGAAAGGTTTTTGTTCCGTACATGCAATGCGCGAGTGGCGACACGGAGACGCGAATACGCCAATTCGTACAACGGTGCCATGCACGATTCAAGGTTGCCTGGAAAACGGTGGCTATCACGGTCTCTGCAAGCGGCACTATTCGCAGCAATACCTACGGGACCATCGCGCAGAATACAATGCCAGGAACAGCGCTCGCCGGGCCGGCCTGAGATCGGCGACACCGGCATGGTTGACCAAGGAAGATTGGGCCGAGATTCGCCTGATCTACCGTCAGTGCTTGAAAATCACCATTGCAACCGGGGTAGAGCACCACGTCGATCACGTCTTCCCCCTCAATGGTCATGGAATCTGCGGTCTTCATGTTCCTTGGAACCTTCAGGTTCTGCCGTGGCAGGAGAATCAGGCCAAGAGCAATGGCTACGGGGACGACGTTCCAACCGTCAAAGTCTGGTCGAACGAGGAACGGGCGGAACTCTCGAAGATTGCGCTCGGGCGCGACCAGACTCCGTTTCGCACCCCGGAATTTCGCGCGCAGGTCGGTGCCATCTCGAAAGCCGCCTGGGAAGACCCCGCCTACCGCGAGCGCATGGCAGTTTCGCGCGCAGCAACGGCGGCGACAGACTCCGAACGCTCCCGCAAATCCGCGGCGACCAAAGCCGCCTGGGCGGACCCGGAGCGAAAGGCAGCACGGGCGGCGGTGATCAGCGCTGCACGTCTTGGGCAGCCGAATGCCGTCATCTGGGACGATTCCAGGCGTCAGGCGCAGTCCGACAAGATGAAGGCTGTCTTGGCCTCACCCGAGGCGAAGGCGCAGCGCAGCGCGGCCATGCGGGCCCGTTGGGCCAATCCAAAACAGAGGGCGGCGATTCTCGCTTCTCGCAAGTCGTAACCAGCGCGCGGCCGTCCTTCGCGCCTTTCCCGGGCGCGTGGGCCGCACGTTCCTTTTCGCTGTCGGCTGGGCGTCAACCTGTGTATCTCCGCATGGCCGGCTTGATCTAGGAGATTTGACATGACACGTTTTCCGCACGGTATTTCCAGTATGGGCATTCCAGTGCTTGGTGGAGCGGGGATCCCGTTCACCGGCACGTACTACTTCGTCAAGCCGTCGACGGGGTCCGACAGCAATTCAGGGCTAGAACCAGGCAAGGCGCTCAAGACGCTTGCTCAAGCTCAGACGAAGGCCACGGCAAATAAGAACGACGTGGTGTACCTGATTGCCGAGAGCAACACGGCGGCGGATACCACGGATTACCAGTCCGCGACGCTGACATGGGCGAAAGATCTGGTCCACCTGATAGGCATCGGAGCACCATCGATCGTCAGTCAGCGCTCGCGGATCGCGCAACTTTCGACCGCCACTGCGGTAAGCCCGCTGGTGAACGTGACAGCGAACGGCTGCTATATCGCCAATATCAGCGCCTTCCAAGGCGTTGCCGACGCGACCTCGCTGATCGACGTGCAGGTAACCGGAGCGAGGAACGTGTTCGAGAACGTGCACTTCGCCGGGATCGGTCACGCGACAATGTCGGCGGCCGGCGCATGCTCGCTGAAACTCGAAGGTGGGGCAGAGAACGTCTTCCGTGGCTGCGTGATCGGCGTAGATACGATCGATACCGATGCCGATGGCGTAAACCTGCTCTGCGATACGGCAGCAACCCGCAATCTGTTCGAAGAATGCCTGTTCCAACTGTGGATTACGGCGACAGGCGCCTCGCATGTCAAGCTCGTGGATACGACCGCAATTGACCGCTGGCTGTGGTTCAAGCGCTGCCTGTTCGCCTCCGAGTCGGTCAACAAGACCATCGACATGGCCGAAGTGTTCAACATCCCGGCCGGAATCAGCCAAGGCAAGATCATTCTGCAGGACTGCGCGGCTATGGACGATGGCGGCGCTCCGGTCTGGACAGCGGGCACGGAAGGCATCGTGTGGGCCAACATGCCGGCACCGACTGCTTCAGCGGCCGGTGGCCTGATGACCAACCTGTAACCAGGAGAATAACCATGAGCTTCGATTACGCAGGATACAACCGCAACGGCCAGCTTTTCTACGCGGCCAACGTCTCGACGAAGAACGTCGTAGCCGTGGCTACCGCAATGACTGGCCTCATCCTCTACAACCCGGCAGGGTCTGGAAAGAACTGCCTCATCGCCGATGTCGGGTTCTCGTGGGTCACCGCACCTGCTGCCGTCCACAACCTAGGCATCGGCTTGGCGGCGCCCCACATAACCATTCCGTCGAGCCTCACGGTGGCTGGTTCGCCGACGAAAAGAGCCGATGGATCGGGTAATGCCGGTGGTTCGATCACGGTGGCCTACGACGCGGCGACGCTGGCCGTTGCGCCTGTGGCAGCGCGCTGGCTTGGCGGGGCCGTCTACGGGTCTGGAGTCGGCGAGTCGCCCTATGCGGGCTTCTGGGAGATCCAAGGTGCCCTCATGCTCATGCCGGGTGCCGTCGCCTGCCTGATCGGCTTGACGACGACGCTGGCCGGGGTGGGCAGCATCACCTGGGCCGAGGTGCCGGTCTAAGGAGGGCACCATGGCAAACACCGTCACGGTGCGGACTCTCGAAGAGGGTCCGCGCAACGTCATCGTGCATGTCGCCTTGGAGTCGGATGGCGTCACCGGCGAAGTGGTGAACCAGAAGATACTGGAAGGTCACCGCTTCGTCATCATGGGGGTCAAGAGTTCCCTATCAGGGTTCGATGTCATCCTCTCCTTCGATGACCTCTCCGATATCCCGGCCTGGGTGTGCACCCCTGACTCGAAGCCGCAGGATTTCTTTTCGATCGGTGGCATCGCGGATCCGGGCGGGCTTGACTCGCAGAAAAACCTCCTGCTCTCCACAAGCGGATTCACGTCGGCTGGCGACAAGGGGACCATGATTATCCACGCGAGGAAAAAACCATGAGCGGCGGACAAGTCGAAGTCGTATCGAGGACCATCTTCGTTCAGGATGAGTTCAAGCGGCCCGCTGACACCACGGCCTACACCGCTGGAGACGTGGTTGCCGACTCAACCGGCATCGCTCGGATGCTTCGCTTCGCCAAAGCAGCGCGCAGCCCTGGCGGCGGCGGCGTCATTCAAAGCTGCTTGCTGGTCGATTCCACTGCAGAGAGCACGAAACCAGACTTGGAGTTGTACCTGTTCGACAGCGTCATCACCATGCAGGACGACAACGAAGCTTGGGCTCCGACTGACTTGGAGATGCTTTCCTTTGTCGGCTGGATATCGTTGCCATCGTCTTCGTTCAAGACGTGCGGAGCGAACGGCATTATCCAATCGCCCGACAAGGCGCTCGCCTTTGTCTGCGCGCCAAAAGTTGTCGATCTATTTGGTGTCCTCGTAGTAAGGAATGCGTATACACCCGTGAGCGGTGAGCAGCTTAGAGTAAAACTCGCTATCTTGACGGACTAAGCCATGCCGATCGGAACCCGTCGCGCCCTATTCGCGGACACGCGGGATCAGCGTCAACTGCTCTCTCGCATACTCTCCGACGGTAACACCGCCGCCTGGTATCAGCCCGGCGTCGGGCATGCTCCTACTGACATCCTGAACGCCAGTCTGTGGGCAAACTGGGTCAGTGGTACTGCCGGGACTGCTGCCGATCTTGCGCAGGCTACGGGGGCAGCGCAGCCGATTGTGCTGTCACACACCGGGACGAACTATGCGTTTTTTTCTGGTGCCGCGTCTAATTGGTGGAGTTCTCCTCATGCAGCGTGGAACACATTAACGGGATCATTCGATATTGATTTCGAGCTATTTGTTGCAACCAATACACCCACTGTCTTACAGTCGACCTGGATGGCAAAGGATTCTTCTGGCGGAAACATGCGTGACTACTGGTTTGACCAGCAAGTCACAACAGGAAATATCAGGTTTATTGGGTATATTGGCGATGTAGTGAAGGCATGGAATTCTGGGGCACCATTAAGTGCCACAGTAGGCACTAATATCTTCGTGAGATTCAAAATGACCTACGCGGTGGGCGGAACGTCAGTCATGGATTTTTACACGTCAACAGACGGAGTATCGTGGAGTACACACGGTACTCAGGCATCTGTCGCGACAGCGGCGGCCATAGATTCGGATCCACAAGATGTGATAATTGGCAATAAAGCATGGGATGATTCTCCTCTTAATGGGGGAATAAGGCGGATTCGTGTGTATTCCAGCGACAGGGATGCTGGCGGAACATTAACTGGAGATTTTAACGCAAAGACAGCAAGTGAAACATCTACAAATGGTGCGACACTGTCAAGTGGCGGAGCAACATTTACTCTTGTAAATACCGGCGCAACGCCAGCGCAGATCGTGGGGAGTCCGCAGTTGCTCGGCAATGGTTCAGCGCACTTCATGCAATCCGGGGCTTTCGCGCTCGCTGCTCCATACGAGTTTTTTGACGTGTTCAAAGCTATCAGTTGGACCTCGGATGACGTGCTGTTCGATGGCCGCGACGCTGATTATGAGTTCGCGGCGCAGCAGTTCACGGGCACACCACAAATCAGGCTGAAGGATGCCGGGGCCGCGACAACCGGCGTATCCCCAACGCTCAACACGTGGAACATCCTCTATACCTCGGTGGCCGCGGACGGCACCGGAACGATCCAGTTGAACAACGGAACTCCGGTCACGGCGGCATTATCTGCCACTGCATTGACGGGACTGACGATGTGGCGGAAAGGACTGACGGCAGGTGGTTACGGGAATTTCCAACAGAAGGACAAGATACTGCGCGGAACGGTCAGCAGCGCTGCAACGCGGCTCGCTATTCAGCAGCGGCTGGCTAAACTTCACGGCATTACCCTGTGAAGCCCGCCATGCTGAAACTCACCTACCTCACCCAAGCCGACGCGCAGACCCGCGCCGCCTCGCTGCACACGCAACTCAAGGCGACGAATTCGCTCTACCGGGCATCCTGTGATCTGTACGATGCTGGAGGGCCGGGCGGTACGGCGCGGTGGGATGTGCCGAAGCAGGACGTGGACAAGTTCGGCGTTCCACTGGATACGAAATGGCATGTCACGGTGGACAATCGGGTTAGACCTGTGATGACGAAGGCGGAGACGGGTACGATTGTCGAGTGGACAGTGGTGGTGAAGTAATGGAATGGCGCGACGTAGCGATGTTGTCGATGTCCGGGTTTTCTGCTGTGCTGTCGGTATTGATCGGCATCGTCGCGTATTTGCTGAAAATGGAACTGAGCCGCAAGGCTGACGTGAGCGACGTAAGGAATAACACGAAGTTGATCGAGACTCACATCATCGAATATGTGCGACGGCACAGTGAAGTCACAGCCGATGTCGGGACTCTGTACTCAAAGCTGGCGGACGAGAAGACCGATCGGCTACAGGACCACATTGACATGCTCGTGGCGCAGAACAAGGCGCAACAATCGGTGATGGAAACGCTATCCAGCATCACGGCGCGGGTGACGGGCAACGGAAAAGGGACGACATGATGATTAACTCCAAGTTCGAGATTTATCGCACCCGCACCAAGCAATACCGCTGGCGGCTGCGGGCGGGAAACGGCGAGATCATCGCGCATGGCGAGAGCTACAAGCGGCGCGAGAAATGCCATCACGCGATCAAGCTGGTACAGCAATCCGATCTCGCTAACATCGTGACGCTGAAATGAGCGACGACGGCCCTGAGCGCCGCAAGTTCGGTATCCGGCGCGACCTGAACGGGTTGGTGCGCGGTAAGGATGGCGAGATATCCGGCAGCAAGCTCGGAACCTACGCCGGGCAGATCATCGCGGCCAAGTTGCTGCTGGTGAACAGCCTGCCGTCGTGGGACGTGCTGGCGGTCCTGTTCCTGGTCCTGATCGCCCCGGAGGCTTACAAACAGGTCTTGGCGATGCGGTGGGGCGGTAGTAGCGTTGGACAGGTCACGACGCGCACCGATACGCACGAAAAGTCGGTGCAGGAGATCGTGAGCAAGCCCGCGAAAGAGGCGAAAAAATGACAACGTCAAACACGTATTCTTGGTCGCCCGAGATCGCTGAGTTTGTCGATATCGCGTTCAGCCGCGCTGGGGTGGACCAACGCACGCTGACCGGGCAGCACGTTCGAGATGCCCGCATGTCACTCAACCTCATGTTTGCCGACTGGGCGACCGATGGGGTGCGTAATTTCGTTGTCGAGCAGGCGACGAACCTGACGGTGGTTGTGGACCAAGACGATTACGCAATACCGACAGGGACGCTTGCGATTCTGGACCCGATCTTTATCCGCAGTTCACTGGCTACGCCGATTCAACTTCTCAGCCGTGGCGACTACCAGAGGATACCGGACAAGACGGTTTCAGGAATCATCAAGAGCATGTTCTTCGACCGCCCAACCTTGAAAGCTTGGATGTGGCCGGTAGGAGAAGCCATCACTGACGCGGTGGGGTATTGGAGGCTTCGCCGGATTCAGGACGTGACTGCGGCATCTGAGACACCTGACGTTGCGTATACGTGGTTTGAAGCCCTGGCTTCTGGCCTTGCTGCACAACTCGCGCTGATCCACAATCCCGGCAAGTTTCAGATTCTCGAAGGGCTGGCGGCAAGGGCGCTGAAGAGAGCCAGGGACTTCGAGAGAGAGCGTACTGACACGACGTTTCAGTTGGCGAGGATCTGATGGCAAAGCTCGCCACCGGAAAATTCGCGTGGTTTCAATGCCAGCGTTGCGGTATGCGCGGCAGGTACATTGATTCAGTTGCCGACGGCGACAATCCCGGCCTTCGTGTTCACGCCGAATGCAGAGACGTAAAAAATCCGCAGGAGGAACCTTTCACCGCCGAGGACGGCATTGCCTTGGCGCACCCGGCCCCTGACCTGGATACCGCGGCGGCCGGTGGTGGAGATGGAGCGACGCTCGTTGATAACCTGCCGCCGTTGACTGGGGGCTACTTCGGTGGGAGTACGTGATGCCAGGGTTCGGTTGGAATCACACTACGTTGAAAGCCGCCATCATCGCTTTCGTCGAAGATACGGGGACTCCTTTCGCTTCCGACGTGGATATCTGCATCGGCCTGGGTGAACTCGGCCTCCTGAGAGACTTGGACCTCGATATCTTCGATGCGATCGACACCGGGGTTTTTACCGCGAGCAGCCAGATCGTTCTCAAGCCGCCGAACTTTGTCGCAGACCGCTCGCTGACGTTCTCATCGGGCGGGAAGACCTACCCGCTGATCCAGAAGACGCGGGAGTACATCCTTGACTACTGGCCGACAGAGACTACAACGGCCGCCCTGCCGAAGTATTACGCCGATCTGGACGACACGCGATGGATCGTCGCCGGAACGCCTTCAACGGCGCATACCTGGACGGCGCACTTTATGAAGCGGCCGGCGGGTCTGTCGAGTACGGTCGCTACGACGTGGCTCGGGACAAATTGCCCGGATGCCCTCCTGTACGCCTGCCTCGTCTATGGGGCAGAATACCTGAAGCAAGGCGAATCGCTTCCGATCTGGGAGCAGGAGTACGTCAAAGTTCTCAGTTCGGCTAGGAACGAAACCCGTCACCATCGCCGCAAGGACTACGCGCCGATGACCATGACGCCGATGCCGCGAGCGGAGCGATGAATGGCCCTCACCGAAATCAAGATCGCGCCCGGTCTTTTCACGGTGACTACGGATCGTGGGGCAGTAAACCGTTGGAAATCCGGTAACAAGGTTCGTTTCCACAACGGCATGCCGCAGAAGCTCGGCGGCTGGCTGAAGTACGATACGGATACTTTCTCCGGTATCTGTCGTCTCCTGATTGACTTTGCTTCGCTCGCCCTTGTGCGCTACAAAGCCTTGGGTTGCACCAGCAAGTTCTACGTCGAGACCGGCGGCACTTTCTCCGATATTACCCCCGCAGGTCTGGCGGCCGGCGTGACTGATTCCACTGATGGCGGCGCGCAATGCAGCGTCTGGACGGCTGACAACTGGGGCGAAGACCTCATCATCAATCGTCGCGGCGGGTCGATCTACAGGTGGGATACCTCCACTGGGGTTGGCACGGCTGCAGCGGTGATAGCTGCTGCGCCGACTTCGGCCAACGGCCTGTTCGTCTCGCCCCTGGGGCTGCATCTTGTCCTCTTGGGAGCCCACAACGGCACCTACCTGGACCCGATGCTGATCCGCTGGTCGAGTAGCCAAGACTACGATACGTGGACCGCTGCTGTCGGTAATACCGCGGGCTCCAAGCACCTGAGCACCGGCAATCAGATCATATGCGGCATCAAGACGCTCTCTGGCGAGTATGCCATCTTCACCGACAGTCATCTTTGGAGCATGACCTACGAGGGGCAGGACAACCTGACGTTCGACTTCCACGTCAGGGGAGAGAATCGTGGCATCCAGGGTCCCAATGCAGCCATCGAAGTGGACGGCATAATCTACTGGATGGGATCAAGGGACTTCATGGTCTACGACGGCACGATCAATGTCCTGCCCTGCGACGTGCACAACACCGTGTTCGGGGATGTGAAGACGCCGCTCATCAACACGGTCCAAGGCTTCAAGGTCACGGCCCACTTCAACAAGCAGTTCCGCGAAATCTGGTGGGACTACCCGGCCAATGCGCAAACCGAGAACACGAATTACGTCATCTACAACATCGACGAGAAGCACTGGTCGTCGGGCACTCGTGTGAGAACGGCCGCCGTCGGAAACTCCGATATCTTCGATTACGTCTATGCAGCCGGCGCCGATGGTTACATCTATAAGCACGACAGCGGAACCGAGGACGGAACCGCAGCCATGACGGCGACCTTGGAGAGCTACGATATCGAGCTTCCGGGAAACGCGCAAATGAATGGCTCTGGCGAGTTTTTGGCATTCTGCGGTCGAGCGATACCAGACTTCAAGGCGCTCACCGGAACGGTGGCTATGAGTCTGAAAACGAGGAAGTACCCACAGGGAGAGCAAATCACCAAGGGGCCGTACTCGATCACGTCATCGACCGGGAATGTGTCTGTGCGTGCTCGCGGGCGTCAGATAGCCATTGCCCTCACCAGCACCGCAGTCTCGGATGACTGGCGCTACGGTGGCATTCGCCTCGATTTGCAGCCTGACGGGAAAAAATAATGGACTTCGGTTTCCCTCGGTTCGGAAACACCTACAACGGCGCGCAGTTGCGCAATTTTTCCACGCGCGTCAGTAATGCGCTCAATAGAATCTACGGCAGAGACCCGCTCTTTTATCACAAGAATGGGCTGGCTGGCGTCGTCATCGGTACTGCTGGAATTGCAGGAACTGATGCGACGGGGGCATACACGTTCTTCATTGATCCAGCGGATGGGGCGGCGAGTTTTGCGGGAGACATTACTGGATCAACGGGCACTTTCTATGGGTCCATATCCATTGGTACTTCACCTAACTGGTTCAAAGCGGACTCAAGCGGTATCTGGCTAGGCGGGGCGACGTTTGCCACATCGCCGTTCCGCGTCGCTATGGCTGGAACAGGCGTCATGGGAGGTTTCACCCTCGGCGCAACAACGCTGACCGCGACGAGCGGCGGCAACACGACCATTCTTTCCTCCGGGGCCACGTCTTTTTCCTCCGGCCCGACCGGATCGCCTACCGTGACGATCACGCAGGCGGGTGATATTGCCGTGTCAGGTAGTGCAATTTTCTCCGGGGCCACAAGCACCAGCAGCGGGCCGCCGGGAAACTCTGCCAACACCGCCGTTTATGTGAGCGGGGCAAAACACGGAATTGCCGCAATCGCCTCGGGCACATATGCGGCGCTCTACGCGGAAACGAGCGGGGCCGGCGCATCAGGTCCGAGTTTCTACGCGACCAACAGCACCACAGGGACGGCAACGAATTGGCCCGTTCATGCCGTCTCGCTGACCGCGACCGTTGCGGCCATACAAGCCACTGCATACGGCACCGGGAATGCCATTACCTCAAGTGGGCCGATCAAAATCACCGCAACGACTGCCCCGGCGCTCGACATCTGGAATACCCCGGTTGGAGCATCGAAATTCAGTGTGAATGGGAATAACGGCAACACGCTTATCGCCGGCACGCTCGGCGTAACGGGCGCGATTACAGGCAATCTCACCGGCAACGCTTCAGGAAGCGCGGCCACCGTGACCGGCGCAGCGCAGACGGCTATCACTTCTCTTGGCACCCTTACTGGACTGACGATAGCAGGTAATGTCGATTCTGGTTCAGCGTGGACTCATGCGATCGGATACCCAAATCCATTCTCGATTATATATGCGTTAACCCATTACGGTTACAGCATGTTGATGCCGGAAGACACCTCCGGCACGGTCTATAATGACAGTGCAAGCTTGGGTCAAATATCTATCCATCAGACACACAATCTGGCCGCCGCAAAGTACAAACTCGGTTCTGTACCTGGGACCGGCACCCCGCCCTTTATGTACTTCAACATCGGCGGCAAAGTTTGTTTGTTCGTTGACGCCACTGGCGCTGGAACGCAATGTTAATAGGAGACAAGATGAAACTAATTGCAGCACTACTGTTGTTCGTATCAACACTTGAGTGCCAACTGGGAGAGCGGAAATGACCAAAGACGAGTGCATAGCCGTCGTCAAGAATCAAATTGAACTGATGAACGACAACGCCGGGAACAGGATTACCGTGGCGGTAGCCACTGGTATTTGCTTTTTACATGAACAGTTCGTCAACACATTGGTTGTAACCGAGAAGCCTGACGAGAAGGTTGCTGACCAGAAAAAGGTCAAGAAGGAATAGCCATGGCACAATTCACAGACCAGCAGATACGCGAGTACATCGATCAGAATCTGAACAACCCGGACCTGCCTGCGCAGATCGCGGCAGCCGTCGCTGCTGGTCAAGTGACGTTGACAGATATCGCAAGGGTTTCCGGTGGTACTGTGCCCTGGCGGCAAGTAGCACAGTTTGCAGGGATACAGCCAACACTAACCGGACAAGAAGAAGAACAAATCCGGCAATATGTCATTGCGAATCGCGATAATCCTGCCGCAACCAGGGCAGCTATGGAGCAGGTCGGGGTTACTGCTGCCGATGTGAAGCGTGCCCTTGAACCAATTCGCGCCCAGGCTATGTCAACGGGCTATGACGAAGCAAATCAATGGCAAGGTGGGGACATAGGCCAGGGCGCAGGCGTCGATCCGATAGAGTTGCTGAACAAACTGTACTACGACGGCATAACCGTTGACCCGCAAAATACCGATGAGGTAGGCCGCTGGCTCAAGGCGCGCAATTCACAATCTGCTGCACATACACAACAGTTGCTAGCTGAGTTGTGGGGTGGCGCAGACAAGGTTCCGAAAGACGAGGAATATCATCGCTTCGTTGATGCAACATGGCAAAAAATTGGCGACCAGGATCGTGCCGACAATCGGAGGATGAACACGATAGGGAAACTGATGGTAGGTGGAATAAGCGGCGTTATAGCAGCGCCGTATTTGGCAGGAGCGATAGGATCGACCACAAGTGCTGGTGCGACGTATGGCGCGGGTGGAGGGGCATTGACTGCGGCTGAGATTGCAGCAGGAAATGCCGTCACAGCAGGCGGAGCCGGGGCGATCGGCGCGACCGCTGCCGACCTCTCAGGTGCGGCAGGCGTAGAACTGGCGGCCACTGGGGCGGAGATGACAGCCGCTGAAGCGGTAGCAGCGCAGCAGGCAGCGGCAGCGGCAGCGGCAGCCAAAGCCGCAGGAGTAGAAACGCTCGGCACAAAAGCTGCGGAAGCCGAAGCAGCGAAGGCAGCGGCTGCAAAAGCCGCTGCGAAGATTGCCGCCGGTGGCGCAGCAGCAATTACGACACTGCCTGATGCGGATCACCCTTACGGGACGACAAATGGTGTCTCCAATGCAGGCCCGAACGACGAAGACCCGTATGGTGGAGACACAGAAAAAGCTGCTGAAGACTTACGGACGGCGTACGCAACAGGCGATGACAGCATCATTTCGAGCGTGATTGACAAGATATCCAAGGCTTTTAAGCTGGGAAAGGATGTAATAACAAGCCTCGCCGGTAATCTTGGCCTCACCGGAGGCCAGTTTATCACTGGGGCGGCGCTGCTCGCCGCCATCGCTGCCGATGCCAAGACGGTAAAGCAGAATATCGTCACGACCACCCCGGATCAAAAAATTACCGATGCCTCGGGCAATCTCATTGACTTGGCTAGGACGTATGCGCCGGCGATCATGAATTTGTCGGATAACGAGGTTTATGCAGGAAATCTCGCCGCCAGTTCAGTAGGCGCGACGCAGCCGTATCTGGACCGTTCTGCCGCTTTGACCGAGGCCGGCGCTGCGCCGATCACGCAAGCGCAAATCGAGTCCTACATGAATCCATATCTGGATCTGGTGGCAGGCCGGGTAACGGAAGCCGGAAAGATTCAGGAGAACGCGGCGACGCGGCGTGCGGCGATGGCCGGGGCAGACTTACCAGGCACGACACCAGGCATGGGCAATCAGGCCGATATCGCCTCTGGAATCGTCGGCCGGAACACGCTCGATGCCTTGGGAGTAGTCTATGCCGGCGGCTTCGACAGGGCGCTCGGCGCGGCAGAGAGAGGAGCTGGACGACAACTGACCGGCGGCACGAATTTCGCGAACCTCGCCACGACAGCGCAGGAGGCGACAAACGCTCAGATCAGCAATCTGACTGAGACCGGATCGCTGGCGAGAGACGCCGCCATATCCGGGCTCAATGCTGGCGGTAACGTGATTGACACGGCACGTCAAGGAATGCCTTCTACAGTCACGACCACGCTTCCTGCGCCGAGTACCACGGCACAACTGGTCGCCGCAGCGGCGGCTTTGAATGCCTTCGGTAACCGTCCACGGTACGATCCGAATACTGGTAATCTGATACCAAACTAAGGGGCTCACATGGCCGACGACACCGCAGAACTGATTCAGAGGATACTTGCTCGTGGTCCGACCGAGGAAGACCTTGCTCGCAAGCGGAGTATGGAATCCGAGAATGTTGGGCAGTTTTTCAAGGATGCTTGGGGAAATCTCAAGGGCATTGTCAAGACGCCATACGACGTGCTGGAGAAGGGTATTCCGGCCACGTTTGGAGATCCAGGAGCGGGGCGCCGGGCACGGCAAGCGGCAAGTGAAGCGGCGGCAATGGGGTATCCAGTAGCCCAGTCAGTCATCCCGGGCGCAGCGCCGACTGGCGCACTTCCTGCACCGCAAGCCGCCCCCGTGGCACCGCCAGCGCCTGCAGCCGTGGCTCCGGTAGCCCGCGCGCGCGCGCTTCCGCCTCAAGCCGGCGCCATCGGCATGGTGCCGCAGGCCCAGGCGAATGCCTTGGAAGGCGCAATTCCTCCCCAAGCTACTCCAGTCGCCGCGCCTGTTGCTCCTCCTGTTGCACCCGTCGCCGCTCCCGTGGTGCCGAAGTCAACGCTGGTCGAAGAATACAGCAAGGCACTCGAAAAGCTGAAAACAACGGATACTTCAGGGCGTCTCACGGCTGAACAGCAATATCGGTCGGAGCTTTCCTTCTGGCTGAACATGCTCGCCGCGGCTTCGGAGCCCGGAGCCCGGGCCGGCGGGGCAATCGGCAAAGCCGGTGCGGCAGCATTGGAAGGCATGACTAAGCAAGAAACCGAGAACAAAAAAGCCGCGATGGAGATGCTGAAGTCGAACAAGGAGGACGTGTATCGGCTGGCGATGCTGGCGGACAAGCAGGGTGACAACGAACTCGCCCAGGCCAAGTTGAAGGCTGAAATAGCGCACTGGGAGAACATCGACAAAGCGCAGGCCGAGCACTACAAGAACGAGGCCAAACGTCTCGAAAGAGAAAACCTCACGGCCATCGAAACGTCGAAGGGCTTCCTTGCCATCGACAAGACCGGACGGGTAGCGCCGTACCTGATTACCGACAAAGACGGCAAGCCATTCATGCCAACGCCAAAGCAGCAGACTGACCCTCGTGCCGCTGAGATGCAGATGCTGGACCGCTGGACAAAATCGACGCCCGAGCAGAAGGAAGACATCGGTGCATTTTTGCAGGCGCGCGGGAAGGGGCCGAAGGAAGAACGAGATCGCCAAAAGGAGTTGATTGACAAAGAAATAGTGAAGGCGCTCGCCGATCCGATGAACAAGCTGACCGGCCCTCAACTTCGGGAGAAGATCATGAGTGGGTTGACCGGCGCACAGGCAGGGGCTGGATTGCCAAGGTTCAATACATTGGAGGAAGCGCGGGCTGCAAAGAAGGCTGGCAAGATCAAGGCAGGAGATACGATTATGACTCCGACCGGGCCAATAGTGGTGAAATGACATGGGCTGGGAAGAAATTGGAGCGCCAGCAGAGGATTGGAGTGAGATAGGTGCCAGTCCAGAGGAACTTGCTGCTCGCAAGAAGCGCCCAGGCTTCATCCGTGAAGTCGCGCGCCAAGTTGGTGATGCTATTACTCACCACGTTCCAGCCGCAATCGCTTCGACCATCGAGGGCGAGAAGCCGTTCAGCGCTACGGAACCACGCAATTTTCTGGATACTTTGGTCGAGCGTGGCCGCACCAAATCGAAGGAACGCGCTGCGGAGGGCGGTGAATCAGATCCTTTGCTTGGTGGCCTAATTACCCGCAGTGATGTACGCGACAACCTTGGGCCGAGCCTCGGGTTCTCCGCGGCTGGTATGGGAGCCGGCGTACTGGCTGGAATACCAGCCGGAATTGCTGGCACTGCTGTAGGTGGACTCGCAGGAGGAGCCATTGCCGGGTATGGCGCTGGTGGTGCTGCAAATTATGCGGCCATGCAGCGCAGTATGGCGAACCAGTTCCTGCGAGATGCTCGGGACAAGGAAGACGCCATTGCCGTCAAGGCTCGCGGGACGCCGCTCACGGATCAGGAGTGGGTCACTGGCTACGAGCCAAAGTACATAGAAAACGCTCGCGCATCCGGGCATTGGGAGGCGGGTCCGGAGGTCGCATCGAACGTTGCGCAGTTGGCGCTGCTTTCAACGCCCATAGGACGCATCATCAAGCCTCTGGCGAATAAGGGCCTGTTGACCAGGGGGGCGGCGAAACTGGGTGGAATGACGCTCGCCGAAGTCCCTTCAGAGGCGCTCACCAACATCAAGCAGCAGCCGCTTCAAGTCGAGTCCGGATTACAAGAGGGGCCAGCCTACAAGACCGACAGCGCGAGCGACTGGTGGAAGGCGACGAAGGATATCCTGGCTCCGACGCTGATTCAGACCGCATTGATGGGCGGCGCTGGTGCGGTCGCCGTGAAGGCGCATTCCTACTTGACCGACCGCGACATCGCCAAAGACATACTGGACCGCGCCGTTAGGGGCGATCTCCCAATGCCCACGGCCCCGCCGGCTGTCGTTCCTGGTGCCCCTCCTTCACCAGACGCGGTACAGGCGGCGGCCGGGGCACCAGTCGAGCCTGTAGTGCCCGTCCTCGAAACCGAGACCGGACGCATCACCCCGGCTGGAAAACGCCAGCGCGAGGCCGAAAAGAAGGCCAGAGGGGCAGAATTCCGAGACCTGATGCTTTCCGAGCAGGAGGACTTGGCTCGCCGTAAGGCTGATATCGAGGTCAAGACTGTTGCGGCGCAGCAAGCCTTCCTGGACCAAGCCGAAGCCGAACGCGCCTCGGCGCAGGAGACGCTGGACCGCACCATCGAGGGGAACCGGCAGCGGCAGTCCGAAACCGGGCGGTTCGCGGTCCTGGACGGCATTCTTGCCGACGAGGCCATCGTCAACCCGGTCGAAGCTTTCAAGGCCGAACTGGGGCGGCAGGGCTACCAGGACACCACACCGACAGAGCAGGAAGTGGCCCACGTCGAGCGGTTCCAGGGCATCAAGGAAGCGATCGCCAAGGACATGATTGAGCCGTCCACGCCGAACGAGATGCCGGAGAACCTGATCCCGGCGGCAGGGGAGAAACTGACCCGGGCGCAGCGGCGCGCGGCGCTACGGGCGCCGGTCGACGAGGCTGCCCATGTGGCCGCCACGAGCCCGACGAACGAACTTCCAGAGCCGACCGACGGCCAGAAGGATGCCGGGAACTATCAGAAGGGGCACGCCGTCGTCGGCGGCATGGACATTTCAGTCGAGAATCCGGCCGGGTCCAAGCGCCGCCCGGAATGGCCACCGCTATCGGCCCACTACGGCTACGTGAAAGGGGTAGCCGCGCGCGCCCCGGACAAAGAGCACGTCGACGTGTTCATCAAGCCCGGCACGCCCACAGATTTCGCTGGCGAGGTCTACGTGGTCGACCAGAATAAGGCCGACGGATCCTTCGACGAACCAAAAACAGTGATCGGGGCGGCGAGCATAAAGGAAGCCCGCTCGCTCTATCTGGCGAACTACAAGAAGGGTTGGGAGAAGCGCGTGCGCCAGATCACGCCTTTGACCATGGCCGAGTACAAAACCCGGCTTCAGGATCCGAAGGCATTCCTGCAACCGCAAGGAGGTCAACATGCCGTTCAAATCGAAGGCGCAGCAAAAAGCAGCATTCAGCGGGGCACTGGGCCCGGAAATGAAGAAAAAGGCGTTGGAGTGGGCGCACGAAACGCCGAACCTGTCGGTGTTGCCGGAGCACGTGAAGCCGCGGCCGAGCCGGGGGCGGGGCGTGGTGAGCAAGGTCCGAAGGTAAAGAAAGCCGCGCTGATCCCGACGCGCGCTGGCATCAAGGTGGTGCCGCTGGACGAAAGCGGCGAGCCGGTCGCCGGTAAAGCGCACATGGCTGGCGAGAAGCCGATCGCCGCAGCCGACGCCGGTAAAGTCTCCGCCGACGACTTCGCCGCCATGATCGACGAGGTTCAGGGCGAGAGGACCAAGGAAGCCGAGGCGGCGCCAGCACTGACCGACCTTTCAACGGCAGAAGCCGCCGCGGTCCGCAATTTGGTCGAAACCGTGCGCGATCCAGCCGAAATAGATGCGGCCCTCGCCAAAGCGGCGAAAGATGCCGACGATGCCACCAAAGGCAAGCCGCCCGCCGCTTTCACGGCGGCGGTCATCACCAATCTGAATGAGGTCACAAATGAGACTCAGCACACCAGCCAGGACGAGGCAGTTCTTCAGCCTGAAGAAGGCGGCGGAGCAGTACCAGAAGTTGCTGTTCGGGCAGAACCAGAAAAAGGCGCCGTACCAGCCGCCGAAGGAACAGGGGAACCTGCCGCTGTAAGCGACGCAAAACTCGAAGCCGCCTTCCAGGAAGGAATCAAAAACACCGAGGAACACGGCAAGGTAAACTTCGAAAAACCTGATTACGCCGACTTGTTGCAGACCTACCATCAAATCCTGCGTGCTCTGTTGGGTAGAGATACAAACATTCCATCCCAAGGCGTATCGCAATATTTTGGTACTCAGGCGATGTTTCAGGGACCGCTTACCGTCGAGAACTTGCGCACGAATTTCAATCGTTATGTTGAATGGTTGACTAGCCAAGTTGAGAAACGGTCGGCTGGCATCGACGAGCGCTACTATGGCGGCGAATTTCCATATGAACGCAATATCAGCAAGTTCAACAAAGCAGCGAGCGAACTGCGTCGCAGTTACGAGGAAACCATCGAGGCCGCAGAGGCTATGAATCCAGATTCGCCAATTGTGGCAGAGTTGAGAGATGCAGTCGAGTCCAAAGCCGATGGATGGGAAACAGAAGCTGCAGCGCTACGTTTGCAGATGGAGCAGGAACAGGAAGAAAAAGCCATTGCTGAGCAAGCGGCCGGAGAAGCCAAAATCCAGCCATTTAATCCCGAACCGCAGCCGCTCCAGAAGAAAGCACTCGGCCTATCCAAGTCCTCGGCCAATTGGCTGATGGCAAGACGTGGTGACGAAGACTGGTACACCAATGGACATGTACTGATAAACAAGCCGCCGATCAAGAACGTGAACGAATTCTTTGGCGACCGCTATAAGGAAGAACGTAAGGATTGGGCACGGGCAGATCAAATACTGGACCGGTTCAAGGGCAAGCAGACCGAGGTTCAGCCGATTGCCGAACTTTACGAGAAGCAATTTACCGCCGTCCTGTTCGATGTCAATGGCACCGTTGCTGGTATAGACCGTAAGTATTACGATCTGATCAAGAAGCTATACCCGGAGGCTCAATTCGTTATCAGGAAGAGCAGCGACGACAAGACCGCAATAGAAGTCATGGTGAGCAAAGACGTTGTCGGCGTCGTCATGCCGATCCGCACCGAAATCGAGCGTGACGTGGCGCAGGTAAAGGCTCTACTCGCATCACGGACTGAACCCCAACCCGCTCCCGAGAAGGCTACGCCTGTCACGCCGTCCAAGGTAGGCGATGAAGTCCGCATCATGGGCGTGGATAGCGTTGTTGCCCGCACCGAAACTATCGGTGGCGTGCGCTACGATCTGTTCAACGGCTCGAAGCTCAAAGAAGATCGAGCGGCCATCCGTGTTGCTGATGGGGATACAGGAAACGTGGTGTCGATCAAGCAGTATCCGACCTTCGATGCTGCCGAGAAGGACTTCAACGATACTGTTGCGAAAGCGAATGCAATGGAGGCCGCTCCCGAGCAGGCGAAGGCGGGAGAGGGGACGGAAGGAATGCGACGGTCAGTAGCTGGTGGCGTCAAGGTTGAGGTTGGTGATCTGAGTCGCGCAGTTCTGTCCCGCATGGATATGCGTCTGAAGGCACTCGGATACGATTCCCGCGGATCTGACGACGTGCGCACCATGCTCAATACGCGCATAGCGCCAGACGGCGTTATCACGCATCCAGACTGGATTGCGGCCTACGAGACGGCGGTTAAAGGTGCTCAATCGACACGCGAAAGAGTTGATGCGAAGAGGGCCGAGCGCGGTCTATCGGCCAACGTAGATTTTGCTCGTATGCGCGAACTTGGCCTGACCGACGATTGGCGTGAAGCTGGCTATATCACGCCGAGAGGAGCGCTGATTGACCTATCCGGTAAGCGCGAAGGTGGAGAGCGCGGAACACGATCCTACGATCATCGTGAGGCTGGCGGCACGACCGGGATGCAAGAGTACATGGCGCTTGGTCACATTCGCATTGACTCCAACGCCAAAACCTTAGACATCAGCCGCGAACCGACGCCAGAACAATACAAACGGATCTCAGAATTTGCGGAGAACAGTGGTGGCGAGATTACGTTGGACCTTGAAAACGGACTCGGTGAGTTGCGCGGTGATTACTACTCGAAACCGGATCGCACATTTTCGCGTGAATATCCAGTCGATACGAAGTCATCACGCATCCTTGCGGATATACGGCGCTTCTATTTTGGAGAGGAACCAACTGCGTTACCTGTGGGTCGCTCCATCGGTGCCGACCAAGGCCCCTACCACACGCCGGAAACCCTGCGCACCGACCTGGCCGAAGCCCTGAACGCACGCTCCAAGGGTCTGGGTGATGCCATCCTCGCCATGCCGAACGTGGATGTGGTGTGGCTGGAAAACGCCCCGGAAGGCGAGAAACGGGCTGGTACTACGGCTTTCGTGACCCCTGACGGGCGGGTAACTTTCATTGCAGACATGATCCCGACAGCTTGGGGACCGGAGCAACTTGTCGGCTTGGCGACGCATGAAATCGCCGTCCATGCCGTTCGGATGAACAAGTCGGATGCGGAGTGGAACCAGATCATTCAAAGTCTGCGCAAGATGAGGGCGGGCGGCGTCGAGGCAGTGCAGGAAGCCTACAAAAAGGCCGAGCAAGCCGGAACGTCGTCCGCGCTCATGGACGAGGAAGGGCTTGGCTACCTCGTCGCCATGAATCCAAACCTTCCTATCGTCAAGCGCTTCATTGCTTGGGTGCGGAAGATGATCCGCTCGCTGGCTCGAAGTCTGCCTGGGCTGAAAGGGCTTCCGATAGTGAAATGGGCCGACAGCTTGACCGTTGACGATCTTCATGCAATGGCTGCGGATGCGCTGCGGGCTGCGCCTAAAATTGCCGAACGCAACGGCGAGAAGCTGGACGCCATGCGTGAGGAAGCTAAGTTTAGCAAGCAGGACCAGACGCAGACGCCAACACGACAAGAAGTCCACGCCGCGATGCTCGCCTGGCGCGAGGCGGTGAAGAAAGGGGACCAGAAAGCGACCGACGAGGCGTTCAGCAAATGGCGGGATCTGCGGCATCGGGAGCAGGGGATAGGTGAATCCAGCGCCGCTCTCATACAAGACCAGACGCAGACGAACCCCGACATCCGCCGCTCGGTAGGTGAATCTCCGATCACCACGCAGGCCCGGCTGCAAAACGTCGCCTTCGACTCGGCCAAAGTTCAATGGCAGGACTTCGTGAAGTCGGACCGAACCTTGAGCCATGTCTACAAGGTCAATACGCCGTTCCATTTGGCTGAAGCAAACTGGAAGGATGGGACGCCGATCTATCCCGGCTTCAAGCCTGTCTACGAAGAAGGGCAGGCGGCGAACTACACCGTGGCCAGGCTGGCGAATGAAGCTGCAGACCTCGCCAAAGACCTGATGCCGCGGATCGAGACGGTCAAAGATGCCCTGCCGGAATGGCTCGGCGGCACGAAGCAGAACAGCCTGAACCGTGAGGGGGTCGAGAAACTGAGCGACGCCCTGATGGCTGGGACTTTGTCCGGTGGTGGTAACCCATTGGAAGGCCGCAAGTGGACCAATGCTGAACTGAAATCCGGGATCACGGAAAGCAAGGAAGGTGCTATTGAAGGGCTCCAGTTAGGCTTCAGGCCGTTGAACGACACCGAGATAGGCGTCTACCATCAAGCTCTGGACTCGGCCGCCTACTCGCTGGAAGAGCACTCCAAAGGCATCCTGTGGCGGCTGGCCGACCAAAAGAAGATCGCCTTGGACGGTGCCATGTCGCTCGAGGAGATGGCCGGGACCGCCGTCGAGGAAGCCCAGGACCGTGTCGGCATCCTACGGACGCAGCAGGAGGACGTGGCCGAGCGCATCAAGGGCGCCCAAGGGGAAGACCTGACCAGAGCCCGGACCGAACTCGGCCGGATCGACCGCAAAATCCAGGAACTCGATGGTTTCGCCGATCAGGTGAAGGACATCGAGAAAAAGACCAACGGTCTGATCGATCGCGGCTACTTCCCGGCCCTGCGGTTCGGCGAGCACTTCGTCAACGCCACGGACATGAAGCAGGACGAGGATGGAAACGTCATTCGGACCGAGCGCCACTTCAGCCGGCACGAGAACCAGACTCAGGCGAACATCGCCAAGCGCGAGGTCCAAAGGCTTTACCCGGAAGCCATGGTGACCTCCGGAATCATGCCCATGGAAGCGAGCAAGCTTTTTCAAGGGCTGAATCTGGACGCCCTCGAGCTGTTCGCCGAGCACTTGGTCGACGACCAAGGAAATCCGATCAGCAAAGACCCGCTGATGCAGCAGTATTTCCGGCTCGCGGTTCAAGAGCGCAGCAGCCTGCATCGGGAGCAGCACCGCAAGGGGATCCCCGGTTACTCGAAGGACGTGCCGCGCGTCATGTCGCAGTTCACGACTTCGATGGCTTCTTCAACGGCTCGGCATTACCACGCCAGCAAGATGATGGCCGCAGTCAAGAACATCCGGGCCGGCGATCTCCAGGACTACGCGACCCGGTACGTGAAGTACCTGCAAGATCCGAAGGAAGAGGCGAGCTTGGTCCGTTCCGTGCTCGCCAACTACTACATTCTCGGCTCGATCGCCTTCGGTGCCGTGAACTCGGTCCAGCCGGTCTTGATGACCGCACCGTACTTGACGCAGTACACCAGTTGGGCGAGCGCGATGAAGCACCTTGGAACCGCCTCGCTCGATATCGTGCGCGGCAAGAAGACGTGGACCGCAGACGAGCGTGCAGCCTACGAGCGCGCGAGCAAGGAAGGAACGGTCTCCCCGCAGGAACTCCACCAGATCACGGCTCACGGTCGGGCGCAGATGCTCGGCGATTCACCCCTGTGGCAGAAACTTGAGGCGTTTGCGAACAGCATCGGCATGGGACTGCCGGGCAAGATGGCGCTGCGTAAGGTGCAATTCATGTGGGGGTCCATTTATGCCTTGACCGAGCAGTTCAACAGAGGAACGACTTTCCTCGCTGCTTATCGCTTGGCGAAGGAACTCAAGAAGTCCGACCCTTACGCTTTCGCCAAGGAAGCTGTGGACACAACGCAAGTTGTATATTGCGTTGACACCGATACCGAGATCCTTACTGCTGCCGGATGGAAACGGCATAACCAGTTACATATCGGCGACTCTGTCTATGCCGTGGATGGCGAAGGTTGTGTGGTAGAGGACAACATACATGACGTACACGTATTCCCCGGTTCTCACGAGATCACTGAATTCCGTAACGGTAATGGGCTGAGCATCGTGGTCACGGATGACCATAGAAATGTCATTCAAAACTACAGTAGTCGTGACAAAAAGTGGCAATCAATTCGGTATGTAAAAACCAGTGATCTGAAGGGCTGTAATTTCTTTTTGCGCGCACCGCTTGGTAGTTCCATGAAGCGTGTTGCGCGCTATACCGACGATCAGGTTCGATTGCTGGCGTGGGTGGCGGCCGAAGGTTCTTTCTTTGCCCATCGTGGTTGTAAGATTAAGAGAGGCGTAGTCATAGTTCAGAGTCAGAGCCACAATCCAGAATACGTTAACGAGATTCAAGACCTTCTAATTCGTCTCGGCGGTCATTTCAACAGGACCGAACACTCTCCAGCGAAGCGCGGCGACTGGATGATTGCGTGGACTCTCCGTAAGCCGCTGTGGTCGTTCATTGGTGCGGAACTACCTGGTAAGCGAGTGACAATGGAGTTGCTATCGAAGCTTACTGTGCCGCAGATGGCTATGTTCCTTCATACCTTTGGGAAAGGAGACGGACATTTTCCACTTGAAGGAGGAATGACAATATCACAAAAGAGCATTGAGACGCTGCATACACTTCAGGCCATGGCAGTATTGTCAGGACAATCGTCAACCGTATATGAACGTGTTGGCACACACGATTTCGGCGCTCTTTACGTTGCCAAAAATAGCAAGCGCGCTTACGTAAAGGAATTCACAACAACGCGCAAGACAGTAGATACGGTATGGTGTCCGCAGACGGCGCAAGGGACGTGGATAGCGCGGCGCAATGGTAGGACATTCATTACCGGAAACTCGAAAGCAAACCGCCCCGAATGGGCGCGCGGGCCGATAGGTTCAGTCGTGATGACCTTCAAACAGTTCAACATCAGCTACATCGAACTGGCGAAACGTCTCTACACCACGGACAAGAAAGCCTTCGGCATCCTGATGCTGCACCTGTTTGTTCTGGCCGGCGCCGCCGGACTCCCGTTTGCCGAGGACATCGAGGATATTCTCGACACTATCGGACAGTGGATGGGGTACGACACCAATACCAGGGCGTCGCTGCGCAAAGCCGTAGCCGGCATGGTTGGTGAGGACATCGGCGACTTCTTGTTGCACGGCGTCAGCGCCATTCCAGGAATGCCGATCGACGTGTCGGTCCGTATGGGATTCCAGAATCTCATCCCTGGCACGGCGATGCTCAAAGTTTCGGAACCGGACGCGACCCGCGATATCCTCGAATTGCTCGGTCCGGCCGGAACCCTGGTGAAGAATCTGAAGACCGCCGTCCAGGAAGCCGGCATGGGACGCTTTGACAAGGCCAAATTACTCGCTCCGCTTGCAATCCAGAACGTCCTGAAGGGTGCGGATATGTGGGCCACGGACGAATACAAGGACATGAAAGGCCGCAAGGTCATCGACGTGGACAAGGTGGACTCCATGTTCAAGATGATTGGGTTGCAGCCTTCCAGTGTCGCCCGGCAGACCCGTCTCGCCGGAGAAGTCTATCAGGACATCGCGCTCGCCAGAGCGGTTGAGACGGCTATCGCCGACAAGATCGCGCAGTCGATCAACGAGGACAAGCCGGAACTGCGCGAGGAAGCATTCGCTGAATTGCAGCGGTGGAATGAGCGGAACGTCGATATGCCGATACGGATCAACCGGGCTCAAATCCTGCGTCGCGTGCAGGAGATGCGCAGCACGAGGGAAAGCCGCGTCATCAAGTCGGCGCCCCGTGAAATGCGTGGCGCGGTGGCGCAGCAACTGACACCATGACCTCGGCTGCAATCATCGTCGGATACTGTCTGGCTCTGGTCGCGGTCGCCGTCCTCTGCGAACGCTGGTCGCCGCTGGTCATTTTGGCGCTCGTCGGTGTGATTGGCGTTTGGAAGCTGTTTTAGTTTTTCTCGCGGCACCAAAACCGGACATCAGAACATCCTCGATGTCGTCGTCAGGCGGTGGTAGTGGTTTCGACATGGCAAACGCTGCCTTTAACACCGCAAGTGATGGCGGGTTGTCGCGGTAAATCTTACGGATAATCTTCTTCTTTGGCTTCGTCATTGGACTACTCGGGCTCGGGAAGCTGCTATAGGCCGTCACGGTGAATCCGCAGTCTCCCGCTCGCCTCGTAAGTCATCGGCAACTGAATCGCATCGCACAGATCGACGCCGGCGAGTTTCTGTAAAGCTGGTATTGCTAGTCGCGTTCTGAGTTTGCGGATGCGCCACGGCGGTCCTGCTGGCATGTAGATACCACCTTCAGCGATGCAGCCAAGACAGCCTTCAGGGGTGACTTCATCATCCCGGTCGTCCACGATGCGCTCCAGTTCCGCGCGCAGTGCCGGACTCATTTCAACGGCCTGTGCATCGGTCGGCCAGTACAGGTTTTGATACGATTCGGTGAGCCCGTTCTTTGTAATCCAGTGACGCGAGGCGGCGGATAACTGACTCGGATCTTCGTACTGCTCCTGTGTCAGCACACAGGCCCCTTTGTCCTGATACCAGCGCTCGGACAACTTGATGAGTTCCGGGTAGCGCCAGTATAGAGGCGTGCCGCGAATCTGCGGATATACAGTCAGCAGACGATCAAATTCTGCGCGAAGAACATCAGCCTGATTTCCTTCTGTGCCTTCGACCTCGATGGTCACATAAGGGGTTAATGCGTGCCAGCGCTCGTCGTTGTCATCAACCATGATGGCATTGAGCGCCCATAGCGGGCGCGGCTCGACGTAGGCCCATTGGATACCGAGTGAACACTTGAAAGCCGTCTTCAGGAAAGAGGCTAGTTCCAGCGCCGGCATACGAGGAATAATCTCTGCCAATGCCTTTACCGGAATCGCAGTCCCGGCCGCAATGGCGGCGAGAGTTTGAAGGAATGATCTGCGGTTCATAACACCTCACAATGCCCCATCAACTCATCATCCAGCGTGACCTTGACCACGTGCCAGCCGAAGGTATTGGCGTCTTCTTTGATACGGTCTTCAGCAATTTCAGTTGTTGTGAAATAGAGTTTCCATCCGAAGCCGGGAACATTGGCCGTCCCTGATGCGTTAACTACGAAACCATCAATGATCTGGATCTTCTGGAACACCATGAAGGCAGTGATCATGCTGCCCTCCTTGAAAGCGGTGATACCCGCGTCTCGAACATTCCGCACAAAATTGGATTCATTTCCATAGCGAGACGGGCACAGTCGGCCGTATAGGTGTTGTTCAATTTCCATTCGCCAGAGAGTTCACCAATAGCCGATTGAAACCGAAGTGTCTCCCAAAGACTTTTAGCTCCAAGGTGTCTCTTGGAGTGAGCGAGCCGAAGCGCCAGATCTTCAAAGCCGACGTAGACGTGAAAGTTTTCCTCCAGCCACCCACGGAAGTCGTCCCGAAACAGCGTCGGCCTCGAGTCGAGGAAGCACATGGCCGAGTGTTTGCGGGACGAATCCACGGCTGTCAGGCCACGTTCGCCGGATCACTTTCGTCGACGACAGCTCGCTCGACCTCGACTCCGGCCTTCATCAACCTGACCACGTCCGAGGATGTGGCCGCTTTCGCTGTGAAACGGTCTTTGACGGTGTGCCTGATTGCTTGGGATGGATTGTTGGCTTCGACCAGATATTGGATTCCGCCAGAGTCAACGTCTGAGAGTTCGTTTACTACGTAGATTCGTGCCATATCATCTCCTTGGGTTAAAGTTGAATCAGTTTAGGAATAGGCCAGCCGTCACCGGAACTTCCTGCGTTCCGATGTTCCTCTGGGCCTGCGCCCTTTGGTGGCCTGACGGCATGCGATTCTTCTTCCCGGTCCCCGTATCGTGGGCCTGACGCTTCCTACGTGTTGCCCCGGTTCGTGGCAGTTGCTCGCACACACACTGTCTGCGCTGGCTGGCTAAAGCGCATCGCTTCTGCTCCGCGCCGGGACGACAACCCGCTTGATACGCTCGGAGTGCGACGCAATCAAGATCACTTATTGCGCAGTTGGAGGTATAGGTCATTTTTTGTCCATCCAAATACAAAGACCGACCTGGACTACACGGATTGGTCGTCGGAATGTGGAGCAAGCGCCGCAGCACGGCCAAAGCCAGCGGCGACGGTCCCTTGCGGACTTGGCCGCGGGCGAGATTGGCTAGGCTACGGGGACAGACGTTCATGCTCGTTGCGGTTGTTGTGGCAAATTATAAACCTTGAATGACCGGATGATCTGCCCCACTACCGTTGGCGAGCCGTGCTCGTCGGCTACATTGGCGGCGCGTTCCAGGGCGGTATTGATGCGCGCTTGGGCGCACATCTCGCCGTTGTGGCGCTCTTGCGAGGCAATATCATTCTGGCAGACGCCGCATCTCATTTCTTATTCCTTCTTCGTAGCCGCTTTCACAAGCGTGTGCGGGTACTCCGGCTTGTTCTTGATGACCTGCCCGAAGTAGCGCCCCTTACTCTCCGCCGCCATGAAATCGTCGTACACCTTCTGCGGCACGTTGGCGTAGCTGTAGATAGGCCCTTCCGAGGAAGTCTTGCCGGGGTGGAACTGGATGTAAAGAGTCTGAGTGGCGGCGTCGTAGTCGGTCGCCGCGAGTTGACTGCTGTTAAGGACGGGTTTCAGGTTCATGGTTTTCTCCTTGGTTGACGATCCTTCTCGTAGAGATACAAGCCGCGTTCCAGCAAGATGGAGCGCCAGAATCGTCCGGTCATCATCGCTCCATCACCGAAACATATCTCCGTTTCTCTTTCTTCCAGTTGGTAGCGTGCAACTCGTTGTTTGGGTCTAGCCTGAATACCCTCATTTTGCGAGCATCCTCCAGCGTAATCCCGAACTGATTCACTGCGGCCGGTTGCTGCTTCGAATTAACCTCCAACAATGCATCAAAACGGGCCTTCCACTCGATGACTTCCTGGTCGGCCTTCAAGGCTCTGACGCGGTACATATTGCGCTCATCACACACGAGCTTGAATTCACGGCGCAAAACATTCATTTTGCTACGCTCGGTGCGTAGCTGCGTTTCGGCAGACGGTAATTTCCCCATCAGGAACCTTTCGCCTTCGCCGCACTCTGCTGGATCTCCGCCTTGAACCCCGGCACGTTGAAAAGCTGCTTCTGAGCCGTCGCCGTGCGGTTGATCGCCACCAGGTCGAGCTTCAGGTAGGCCAGCATCTCCGGGCGGGCTGAAGCTGCAGCACAAATCGCCTTCTTCGCCTCGTGGTCGTCGACCGTCTGGATTGCTATCCATTTACTACGGAAAGTGGTCCCGACAACCTCCCGCATCTCCGCCGCCGGCTGACTTGTGGCTTGCGCTTCCGCACCGAGGGTCAACTGCTGCGCCTTGGCGGCGCCCTCGGCCTCGGCGGACCGGGCCTGCTCGGTAGCCTTGGCCTCGGCCGCCGCACGCGCCTGGGCCTCTTTCCTGGCCTCTGCCTCGCGCCGGGCGGATTCTTGGGCCGCTTGCTTGTCCCCCTCGTCAATCGCCTTCTGGCGGGCCGCGGCTGCCGCCCGGACCTCGTTTTCGGCCTTCTGGCGAGCTTCGGCCTCACGGCGGGCCAATTCTTCCTTCTGACGGGTGATTTCGGCTGCTCGTGCCAGCTCGGCTTTGGCTCTGGCTTCGGCCTCGGCCCGGAGCTTGCGCGCCAGTTCTTCCTTGGCGGCGTTCTCAGCGGCGACACGCTTCTGCTCCTGGGTGCGCCAGCCGAGCAGCTTGCCGTTGTAGCAGGCCACGGCCGCTTCCAGGTCGTCGATCGCCGGCTTGAACAGGTTCTTGGCTGCTTCGATGATCATTTGGGCCGGGACGATGAATTCCTTGTACTTACCGTCCAAGACTTTGACCATGGATTTCGCCCGGTTCGCTTCGCCTGCAACGGCGTCGGCGGTGTCCGGGTCGTCTATCACCCAGGATGCCGCGACGGAAAGCGCCGTCATGTTGGCTTTGATGAGGGCCTGGGTAGCGGGATCCATGACGAGGGTCGCGCTCAGGGGTTGCTGTTCGGTGTTCATCCTTTTTCTCCTTTGATGAAAAATTACGTCCGATGCTCCTGTAACCAGCGATGCACAGTCAGGCAAGCCAGAAACGTCCCCCAATCGGAATTGCTCTCGAAAACTTGGAGCCTGTAATTCCCGTCCTTCTGCAGCTTCAATCCAGCACGCCACCGGATTCTCATGTTCGTATCCGGCTGCATCGTGTCCTCGGCGGCGGCGTACCCGGCGAGTTGGCAGCCGGTGCTCGGATCATCGTAGGCCGAGCGCTTCAAGTCCACGATGCCGCGCCCCTTCAGCTTCGGCAGCTTCGGCGCGCGGCCGAATAGATCCGCGGTGCCTGCGTATTTGTACTGGGCATGGAAAACGCGCTTCTCCGACCCATCTACCGCAAACCCGGTGTCATCCTTGAACTTTCTCCAAGCGGCGAGGAACGGGCGCAGCCATTCTGGTAGGTTCGCTTCGTCGAGCGTGCCTTCCGTCTCGTACTGCACCATCGCGTGAATGGCCTGACCTTCGGCCCGAGCTTTTACCATGACGCCTTCCGGGATGTGGGACCAGTTGTTTAGGGATGACAGCACCTGCGTTACGCTCGGTACGATTTTGCCTTCCCAAGCGTACTCGTGGCGTTCTTCGTTGAAGGTCAGACTCACGTTTCTATTCCAGGCCGATAATCCTGCCACCGTTCAAAGAACAACGTCGAGCCACCTGGCGTCGTGCGCCATGTCGAGGCGACAGCGGCGTGAGGAATTCTACCTGCGTCACCGTTGTAGTGGCTCGGATTTACAGAGAGAAAATAGTCTTTGAATGAGCCGTCAGGTTCTGCGGTTGAGTTCCTAACCTTGACGAAGGTGAGCGGCGTGTCATCGGCGAATTCCTTGCAATATAACTCGCCAAAATCGTCCAGAGAGACCGGCAGCAGGCCGCTGTCCAGAATGTATTTGTCCTCACCATAGCGGGATACCATGACGCGGCGGACTTCGGCGTTTGTTTCATTCTCTATGTGCTTGACCGTTATCCAGTCCGGGCGCACAATCACGAACGCCGGGACGAGTACGCCATGCCAGAAATATAGATTTTCAATGTCCGATTCCAAGGCGGCGTAGCTGTCGTTATGCAAACGGCGGCCAGTCTCTGTCGGCTCTATATGAACCGTGGGCTTCGCCACCCAATATAACGTGTCCTCGGTCCAGTATAAAAACCACGCACCAGCGATGAAGGCTTCCAACAGCGGATCTGACCATGCTTTGACTGCGGGCGTATTCGCGCCGAAGGCCGCAGTAACGATCCATGAGAGATCCCATCGCGCCCACCACCATCCGCTGGATTGTAGGCACCAAGCAGTAAAACGTTTGATAGACGATAAAGCGTCACGGGCGTCAAGGGCGTCAAGGGCGTCACGGGCGGATGGTG